GTGGGGGCCGATCCTGACGGCAGCAGCCCGCGTGCCGTGATCGCGGCCGGCAGCGCAGCCGCGGGTGTCACAAAGGCCGGCGTCCCTGTCTTTGGCGTCATGCCGTTGAGCCCCGAGCCGTCGTACTTGGTGCCGACCGCGAGCCCACCACCGCCGCTCGACGCCGCGGTGTTCACCCACTCGCTCATCCAGTTGGCCTGATAGTCCGCCTTGCCCTGCCAATAGAACAGCGCCCACGGCGAGTTCGTGCCGCCTGCGGTTCGTGGCTTGCCATCGAAGATGTTGTTCAGCGCGTGGAAGGTCGTCGGGCTGCGCTCATTGAGGTCCGCGAAGATCGGGACGTTGATGTTGTAGTACTGGCGATAGTCGTTGCGGCTGACCACCGTGTTCGAATAGAAGTACAGGTCGCCTTCACGCACCATCGCGCCTGTGCCGTAGGCGACTCCGTCTCCGTACCCGATGATGATCGAGCCCTCGCCGTACACCGTATCGGTGAGCGCCTTGAATGTGTTGCCGTAGACGAACGACTTCTGCACCAATCGGCCACCGAACGCGTCAGGCAGTTGCGACTCGTACTGCCAATCGCCCTCCGGGTCGCGCATCGCGATCAGGTTGACGCCGCCCTCGAAGTAGTTGTTGCGGATGATCAGGCCCGAGCTCCGCTCCTTGATGTTGTCGCCGGCAGTCCCGCTGATCGGCGGGCCGAAGTAATTGCCCTCATAGATCGTGCCCATCGCCTCGGTGTAGGCGTTATGCAGCCCGGCGTCGTTCGTGATGCCATTGCCGTGGAAGTAGTTGCGCGCCACCGTCAGCCAGCGCGACATGTTGTAGTCCGCGCTGTGAGAGTTCACGAATAGGCCGATGCTGTTGTTGTCGAATTCGTTGTCAGTCACCGCGAGGTTCTCTACCGGGATGGCGAAGATGCCGGCAACGAACCGGTCCCAGTTCGCCTGCCCACCGCTTGAGTTCGTGTACTTCTGCGGCGGCTTGATGTTCTGGAACTTGAGCCCGGTGATGTGCAAGTAGCCCGGCTTGAATGTCTGGTTAGCAACGCGGGCGATGATGATCATCCCTGTGCCTTCCGTGTACTGATTCAGGCCTGCCCCCGTCGGCATCGTCGCGTTCGTGCCGTCGAAGATCGGGCGCTCGCCGTTCGGCCCAGGCACCCCCTTGATCGTGATCCACTTATTCGAGGCCCCGCGCATCGGAAGGAAGATCGCGTCGGTGTAGGGCTGCGCGCGGTAATTGATGAGCACCTGATCGCAGGCCTTCACGCTACCCCATGGGACGGCACGTGGCGTCGCGTAAGTCTTGCCGGTGCCGACCTCATAGGTTGCGCCCTCGGTGGCGGCGCAAGCGCTGCGCGATGGGGCTTCGTTCTGCCAATTCCACCCCGTCCCTGTCGGGGGCGGCGGCGGGGCGGCGACGCAGTTGCCAGAGGCATCGACGATCATGCCCGCTGGCACGCTTGTCTGCACGCCGTCGATATTCGGGCATACGTCAACTGGTGGAGGTGGCGTGACGCAGTTGCCGGCGGCATCCTTGATCATCCCGGCCGGGATCGTCGCCTGATCACCTGCAATGTTCGGGCAAACGTCAACCGGTGGCGGGGGTGGCTGGCCATCGAACAGCGGCACGGGCGGGCTCACGCTTGGCGCATAGCCGGCCGAGTTCTGCGCTCCGATGATCAGCCAAGCTCCAGTCTGCTTGAGCACCTTGAACTTCGTGGTGCCAGGAGGCAGCGCGCCAATCAGCGTGCGCTGCGTCCAGTCGTATCCAGGCGTCGGGTCGGGCTGGCTCATGACGTTGATGCGCCACTGCGTCTGTCCGGACACCGTTGCGATCCACGTGGTCGCGTCGAGCGATGCCAACGACACCGTGCCAGGACTTGTTGGGGCAGCCGTCGCAGTCGGTGGCGCCACAGCATCCCATGCAAGCGGGAATCCTGGCTCAGTCGGCGGGGGCGCAGCAGTAGCGCAAATCGGGCTTGAGAGCGACGCAGTTCCGTTCAGGCATGTCACGGTGGCAGTGCCGGTGTCCGGGCCCGTAGCGTCGGTTAGGGACGCGCTGGTGCCGCTGGCGCCGCCGGCGTACTGCGCCGTGCAGTTCGCTGTCCCAACCGTCCAATTCTTGGCGCCAGCAGAGCACGCCGCGGCGGGCGGATCAACGGTGACGGTGACCACGACACCCGTTTTTGTCCGGCACGTGTAGCCGGCCGTCTTGGCGATCGCCTTCGCCGCCTCGATGCAAGCCTGCTCGTCGGCGAGCGCAGACTTGACGATGTACAACCCCTTGTAGAGATCCCATGGCCCGCGAGCAACCGTCGCGGTGACTGCGGCAACGGATAGGCCGGCGGCGCCCAGCAACAGGGCGAAAGACAAAGTGCGTTTCATGCTATCCCCTACTAGGTGTAAGTGTTGTCTGCGAGCTCGAAGTGCGGCCCGTCTTTGAACGACCAGTCCCCGCCCCAGACGATGTTGACGCCAAGCATCCTGGCCATGTCCTTCATCGCCAGCGCGACCCGATCGTGCAGCGGCCAGTCGAAGTGAACCTGTCCATTGAGCACCGGCACGATGTCAATGGCGCGCCCCAGCAAGTGCTTGGACTCCATGGTGCGCGTCGCCCCCGCTTTGAACAGTTGCGCCTGACGCTCCCGCGTGCGCAGTCCTTCGGTGACGATAAAGGAAAGACCGCCGCCGTTGCACTCAAGTTCGCGCAACGCGACGGCGGCCAGTGCAACGAGCGCCGGGTGAACCCCGGCAAGGTTCCGCTCGCTGCGACTGTCGATCACGGCGTTGGTACGGTCACGATTGCCGCGGCCAGCGCAGCGCCTTTGGCCGTCACCTCATCGGCGAGCGCGATCGCAGCGGCCTTGTCGCCAGCAACGCCAGCGATCATCGGGCCCAGCGCAGCGAAAGCCGCGATGGCCGAATCTTCCACGTCTTCGTTGGCGCGGACGGCAGTGATCAGATTGTCCATTTCGATGGTCATGATGTATCTCCTTCAAAGTTGCAAATTACGCCGGGGGATGAACCACCGCCGCACTGAGTTCCTCGGTCTTGTGAGCGACCTCGGCAGCCAGTTCTCTCATTTTCGCTTGATCGGTGTTCTGCGCGACCAAGTGACGCACCAAGCGCTCGATATTTTCGAGCTTGCGCTCAACGAGCTCACGGTGCTTGTATGTCGACTCTTTCATTTCAAGATCCTCCACGTAGACGCGATCGCACCCAAGCATGCGGTGCAGCCATCCCATGTTGGATCACTTCAGCAGCGTCGACAACGAAAGGAAAAACAGGCCAGCCCCTACTGGGTTGACGCGGCCGAGGCCAACGCCTACGGCAGCGAGGGCGAAAAACACCGCAGCGACGATCAGCGAGATCAGTTGAAACCCCATGGCAGTTCTCCGTTTGTAACGGCCGAAGGGTACACCGATTCGATGTGCTTTTGGGGCCCCCCTTACGGCTTCGGCCTGACCGCGGTTGCTCCCCCAGACGAGGCATTGATCGCGTCAACCAGGCGCTGGCGCGCGACAAGGTCTTGCGCAAGCAACATGTCGAGCTCGGCCTGCGTCACGTCGCGGTTCTGTGCTTTGGCCAGTTGGATGATGGACGAGATCTGCGCGGCGCGGTCGATCACGCCGAGCAGCAGGGTCACCAGTGCTGCTGAATTCATTTTTTCGCTCCTTGTTTCGTTGCGAGGTATGTCTGCAGCGCGGTCAGCACCGCAACGGTAGACGACAGTCTTGCGTTTGCGGCGCTCGCTTGACATGTCGGGTCAGGCGATCCGGTGCCAGGAACTACAGGGCACTCCCTCGAGTACATCTGACCGGCCAGGACGATTCCCTCGCGCGCTGCGTCGGTCTGCATCAGCACGTTGCGCGCATCTTCGTTGCTGATGACGCCGCCCATGAGCAGATCCGCCGCGCTGTTGCGCACCTGTGCAACGGTGCCGATGGCCGCCGCCGCTCGCTTGTTGAACGTGTCGAAGTCCGAGGTTGTGGACAGGCCAAGCCATGCGCAGCCTTGCAGCAGCACTGCAATCGCGAACAGCAGCGGTGCGAAGTGGTTTCTGTGGATCGGTAATTTCATCTGGGCTCTCCTACGGTCGTGTGATGTCAATCACGGGTGATGCCGGCTGCGCCGGCGGGGATGCCATAGCCGCTCCTGGCTTCAGCGCGTCAACAGCCTGCCGCACCGCCGCAAGCCGCTCATTGAACCTCGCGTCAATCAGGTCGATGAGTTGATCGCGTCTGATTGTCGATGCGATCGTTGGCGGCGGTACCGTCACCACTCTCGCCGTAACGTCAGGTTGCCCAGCGGCTATCGGTTGCGCCGCCGCTGCATTGATGAGCTCAACCTTTTGCTCAGTGGTCGCGGTGATTTCCTGCTTGATCAACTTGGCCGGGACGATCAGGAAACCGAGCACCGCATTGACCGCAAGCACCTGCGTTGGGGATAGAAGGTGGATGTCGCTGAAGGTGTTCATCATCAGCATGAGCGCGTCGAAACTGCCGATGAACACTCCGAGCAGCATGGTGTAGGTCTTGAAGTGGCGGCCTGGGGCTGGTACGAGTTGCACGGTTCACTCCTACTGGTTTGGGTCAAATGATGACAGGAAAGCTTCCACAAGTGCGGTCTCGTGCGGCGTCATATCGCGCCACGCACACGCCTTTTCGCGAACCATCGCCACAAGCACCTCGGGAGCGTAGTCGATGCCGTCCAAGTGCAACGCCTCCATGCCCTTGATTGCCGGCGGGCTGGTCAAGTCTTTGCACGCTCCATCCAACATCACCCCGCCCTTATTCGTGTCCCAAAAGACGCGCTTGAGGTAGAGGTAGATGCTCATCGACGATCCGTCGTCATGTGCGCCGTCACGAGCCGCCGCACTTCGGACACCTCTTGCCGAAGATCTCTGATGCTCTGTTTGATCTCAACATCCGCGTCCTGTCGCTCGCTCGTGCGCATGTTCTGCTTGTCTTCCAACGACTTCACGCGCTCGCGCAGCAGAGCAATTTCGGTGTTCACGCTGGCCCCGATCAATTCAAGAGCGGCTCGGCTTTGCTGCTGATTAGCGTCAACCGTGTGAGCGAGCGACTGGAACGCCCAGACGCCAGCAAGCACCGCGCCCGCTATCGAGATCAGGTGCGACAGATTGATTGTCCAGTCGACGCGCGGCCACCTCGCCCTCGCCCGATGATCAGCGAGCGGCGCGGTGTCGTCCGGCGTTTCGGTATCGGCCCACTCTTCGCGCTTTGTCTCCATCGCCACCTCGCATTTGGCGCGCAGCATTGATGTGCAGCGCACGCATTGTCGCAATTTGAGGTGAAGAAAAGAGCGCCTACGGCAGCCTGAGTGAAACCCAACTCACCTTCCAACCGGACACCTTCGCGGTGGGGGCGAGTCCTGTCACTGCGGCCGATCCTGACGGCGGGGTGATGAAGCGCGTCCCACCACTTGACGGCACCGCGGTTGGCGCAAGTCCGTTCATCGATAGGCTGCCAACGCCTGGCGAGAACACCGGGTTGTTGCGCAGCAGTGTCGGCGCCTTGCCGACTGCGGCCAGTGAACCCGTCGCCGGTGAGAAGATCGGGCTCGAGTCGTTGACCCAATACACCGGCAGCCCGGCATCATTCACCCATACGACGACCCCGCCGTTGTCGGCGACCCATTGCACGCCTTGCACCACGACCGGCGCCGCGACACCATAAACGCGAGCTTGGCGCTCTGGCATTGGAGTCTCACGCGGCGGCGCTCACTTGGCGCCGCGTGCCATAAGGTCTGACCACAGATACTGCACTGCCGCCACAAGCTCCGGAATGAGTTTCGACAGGTTCACGCTTTGCGGCAATACATTCACCTCGACGCATCGCTCAGACCCGTCTTGGTTGCGAACCTCTCTCCGCTCCATCGCGTCTTTCTCGCCATGGACGGCATCCGGTTTGACTGCTTGCAACTCGTGGGCAACGAAGCCGATGTCTTTCACGCCATCTGCGGCCCACTCAAACTTTCGCACTGGCCATGATAGGACCGCTTCAAGCGCCTTTTTGCCGTCTGCGTCCTTGATGTTTTTCTTCAGTCGATAGTCGGACACGTTGTTGAATGCCCCTGTGGATCCGTTGGTGGTGATAGTCCACACCTGCCCGTTCCCGTTATACCCGGCGGCAGCGGTGGTCAAGCCAGTTCCGCTGTTGACGATGTCGATGCGGCCGGTTGCTCCGCCTTCGATATTCACACCAGGGGTCGTCGTGTCGTTGGCAATCTTGTTGAAGAACACGCCGAGCGACAGGTTGTTGAAATAGGCCAATACGTCTCCGCTGATGGCCATTCTGGTCGCAAGCGCCGACCCATACGTCTTGACGCCGTACTCGCCCTGCGCCCCCACTTGCTTCGCGTATGCGCTCGCGCATTGGCGCAATCCTGTGTCGGCCCAATAGTTCAGCGCCGGCTGAGCGCCGGCAGCCTTGTTGACAAGATTCACCTCCAACCCGTCAGACAGGCGGGCGATACCGGCCTCGTATTGCATGAGGCAGTTTTGGCCAGGCATACCGCTGTTGTCGACCCAGACTGGTGATGTCGCATAGAACGCGCCGTAAAGGACGTTCCCAATCGTGCCGGCCTCAAGCACCCCCTGCCCAGCGCCGTTTGCTTCGATGTCCCCGCCAATAACCGTGACGCCCCTGGCCGCACCCATGATTCTGATGCCGTACCCGGTGGCGCTTTGGCATAGCGGGCCATCGATGGTCACCCACATGCACTGCTCTATGCGTAGATTGTCGCCGCCGTTGCGGAGTAGATCCGGCTTGACAATAAGCCCTGCGTTGGCATCTACCACACCGCTTCCGTCGTGCACGTGGATGCCGTGAGACTCGTTGTCGTATGCGCTAACGTGCTCAAGCACAAACGCGTTCGTATTAGCGGCGCCGTCAGACCCAACCCTGAAGCCGCACTGACCTGAGTTCGTCGATGTCACATAGACGCAGGCCGTCCTTGAGCCGGTCATCTGGATGTTGTTGCCTGTTTTCCCTGCCGTACTGTCGACCTGAAGGTCAATGAGCCCGCTGTCGTCGTTTGATAGCAGCACGCCAACGCCATTGAAGTCCTTCAGCAGCACGCTGCGAGCTCGCGCGCCACTATCCGAACTTGACGTTTGCCCGACGCCGCGCAGTTTGACTGCGCGCGCGGGAGTGAATGGGCCGTTCCCAAGCCTGAACACCCCAATGCACAACGGCATGCGGCCAGCCGAGACGGCGGCCGAGACTGCAGCCTCGAATTCGGTCTGCGTGTTTGTCGCGCCTGTTGCGTCGACTCCTGGGTATGCAGCGATGGACAGCATCCCCTGATATTGCGCGTACAGGTTCAATCTCTGCACAGCCTCGAGCAGTTGGGCTCGCGCGGTGCGCGGGCTATCTGAGCCAGAGTCTAGGTTTGTTGTGACGATGTCTGCCATGTGTCCCCCTATGATCGCACCACAACCGATGCTGATGACAGCACCGGGAACGAGCCTGTCACGACCCATCTGAACTTGAAGAACCTACCTGTCACGTAGGTGATCGGAATCAGCGACCAGCCGGCCAGGAACACGCCGTCCGAGCTTGCCTTGTACTGCGCCTGCACGGTTCCAGTAGCCGCGTGCTCCTCTGTGATTTTGACGGCTAGCACCGACCCAAGATCAATGGCCGGATGTTCATAAGAGATCTCGCCGTATGACGGGCCGTCCCAACTGTCCCACGCGTCCCATGTGTCCGGGATTGTGTCCCACGTCAAGGTGCCTATGTCTGCAATGACGCCCCCCACAATGACGCCGTTGACGATTGCCCCAGGCCAGCCCAGGGCGCCAATGTCGAACGCAGCCTCACCGGATAGAACGCGCTCCATCAGTGGGGTCAGGGCAGCCTGGAAGTCTTCTATCACGCACACCCCCTCAAGCGTCTGCGCGTAGATAGGCCACGTGTACGTTTCCCCGGCGGCAACTTCAATCGAGCGAGAGTAGCCTATTGGGGTGACCGTGTGGACTGATATCCCCGTCGTTGGGACGAAGGTGGTGTTTTGGATCGCATATTCGCCGGCGTCCACTACGCCGTCGGCATTCCAGTCGACAGCAACGTTAACGACGGCCGCGTACTTGTCCGAGAAGACCGACGGCGACCCATCGAACACGGCCGTGCCAGAGATGACTAACACTCCTGTTGCATTGAATTGAGCCGTGAATCGAATCGTTCCGAGCAATGACCAGTGCAGCCCGCTATAGGTAGACGACGCCCCACTGTGCCGTAATGACACGCCGTCCGCGACAACGGGCTCAACGAATTGCACGCGCCCTTGCCGCTTACCCATGAACACGCCGGTCACGAGATATGAGTACGGCTGTACCTCATCAAGCGTCTGGCGCGCTCCACCATAGACATTGAACGAGCACAACTTCACGAAGACGGTCTTGCCAAGCAAGCTCACATCTAGGGGGCCGGACTCGGCGATCGCGTCATCCATCCTGACGAATGGAGCGCCTACTTCGTGTTGCGTCACGTTGGTTTGATAAGCACCGCGCGCCAGCCCAGACAACGAATAGGATAGGTTCCCGGTCAGCGTCGCTGTCGTGTAGGCGATGAACTCCTGATCGACGCCGCCGATGTAGCACAGCGTGCCGAGCACACCGCCGGTCCCGCTCACGCTTGATAGTTGCCCAGAGTGGATTCGAACCGGCAGCGTCCCGACATCGATAGGCCCAGTGGTCACGCCGTAGCGGCTGCCGCCGAAGATTTCGCCGAGCTTCACATAACTGTCGCCGTCGTACGAGGCCCAGACCTCGCACCCGCCCCATGCGGGCGTGAGCCCGCCGGTCGCTATGGCGATCGCCAGGCTCGTTGTGATGAGCTCGCCAGGCAACTCGAAGATGACTGGCGCGCGCGCATTGCCGGGACTTTCGTTGTAATTGGCAGCGAATCCAATGCCGGCCTGTCGCGGGTAGGCCGTTGCCGATGCAACCCCCAATGGGAAGTCTTCTGCGACGACGCTTAATTCGCCGTCCTCGGACTCCTCAGTCTTGATGATGCGCACCGGCAATCGTGAGTAAAGAACCGGGTCGGTCAATGTGACGAGGTCCATTGGCTCGAGCATCACCTTCGTCCACGGTAACTTGAACGAGTACTCGTTTCGGATGTACATACTGCGCTGCAACAGCAGTTGCGCGACCGCGGCCGCAACAGCAGCCTTGCAGATCCAGTGGCATCGAATCACCGGCATGGTCCTGAGGCTATAGGCGTCAATGCTCGCCTGATCCTTCACATCGCAGATCTCGATGTTGTACAGGTTGTCGCGGTTCAGATATTCGAGTTGAATGTGGTTGTAGCAATCGCTTTGCTGCTTGCGAGTCACCTTGATCGGGTCGGCCAGATCGATGAAGTCGTCATCAGTGAGGTCGTATTCCGGCGTCGTGTTGGCGACGAACGTCGCACCATTCGCTGATAGGTTCGCGTCACCGTAGGAGATCATCTTGAGGCGACCGCTGGACCACACGGGCCCGACGTTGGTAACCCTGCTGATGGTCGACACAAAGTCAGCCGCGGTCATCTGCTCGGTCAGGGCGGGCGAAAGCAAGATGCCTGAGGCAAGGCAATAGTTGCTCCACTCGGTCATATCGCCCAGCATGGCCGACGGCAGCGCCGCCCCGAAGCGATCATTCGTCAAGATGTCCTGCGTCAGCGTCGCAGGGTTGGCATCAGGTGTGGATGTGGAGATGCTGTACGCGAGTGGGCCCTGAACCTCGAATGTGTGGTTATCGACTGCGGCGCCGCTGCCAAGGTCGTAGTTTTGCCCCGCAACATAGGCGATGCCGGAGTAGCCGACGGCCTGGTCTGGGAAGTCGGTAGACAAGACGGTCCACGGCGACTGCCCGATCTGCCCGTCAAAAAACGTCAGCCCCAGGTTGTCTAGTCCCGTGTTGCCGCTTGTGCCGGCAACCCACTGATAGGTGATCTGTACGTCAGTCCCCGCCGCGCGAGAATTGGCCGGGAACGTATAGGTGCCGCCGTCTCGCGTGTAGTCGAACCCGTCTGTCATCCATTGCCAACTTGAGCCGCCATGCTCCGGGTTCGCCAGCCACGCATGGACACTCGCTGCAGCGGCGATGGTTGCGGCGTGGGCCACAACAACATCCCCGCCGCCGCCTGGCACTGAGAACGTCTCCGTTGCTGTGTTTGTGTCACCAGGGACGAATCCGCCGTCGTACAACTTCTTGCCGCGCCATGTCCTCGGCACACCACGAATTTGCCCTTCACAAAGCGCCATCGCAACGCTCGCGGTGTACGTGTAGGTCGTGCTCTGCGTCTTGACGGAACCACCCTTTCCGGCACTCGACTCGGTTGTGTGCGGTATGGCCTGAAACCCACCGTACCAAATCAGGTTGCCAGGAATTCGGTTGACGCCGTAGACGATCGGGATCGTCACCCCGTAGGCGCTCGACTGCAATTTCAGCGCTTCGATCTTCGTTTCCGAAGTGCTGATGGTCTTGCCGCCGCCACCGATGAGCCCGCTCATGGCCACAAACTCCAAAATTGCACAGCGCGGCGCCCGAGCGGTTCGTCGCGGTCTCGCGAGATGATGACGCCGCGGCCGACATATGCATGCAGCAGCAGCAGCCCGGCGTGATCATCTGCCGCGATGATGATGGCGCCATGGGAGAAGCAGCGGCCGAACCGGTAGAGCGCCATGTCGCCAAGGCGGCCTTGATCGACTTTGTGAGCGTACTTCTGGACCCACCCGAGAAAGCGCTCCTCCTCACGGTGCATGTGCCAGTCTGGCGGATAGGGCCCGGTATCGATCGGCGGGATCAATCCGCACCCTGAATACACCCCAATGAGCAGTTGTGCGCAGTCAACGCCAGCGCCTTTGATGCGCGCGCCGTGATGAAAGGGGGTCTTCAGCCACGAGAGCGCCTCACTCTGCACCGCCAGCCGCTGTGCCGTCTCCTCGGTCATCATGTGACCGTCTCCGGCACCGGGATGAACGGGAAGCCCCTGAAACGAGCCAGGTTGTTGAACTTGGCGGCGCACTGATCCTTCGTCTTGTTGCAGCCAGGGAATGCATTGAACGTATCCCCCGCTGCGACCGCGAATGGCCATGGGGAGATCACCGTCAACCGATAGGCGGCATGCGACTTCACTGTGCGTGAATGGCCAGCATTGGCGCCGGAGGTCATTGTCACGACCCCGAGATCAAAATACCCGTCTACACCCTGTAAAGCGGCGGCCAAGAACGAAGTCCTTGCTGCGTCCGTTGGGCCAGTCGCCGCCCCGCTCACACCGCGTCCGGCCCTGCTGATTCCGCACGCGCCGTCGTACAGCGTATTTCCACACCCGGCTTGGTAGATGTTGCGCGGCACTCTGCTCGTCAGCAGATCAAGCATCGAGCGCACCGAAAACGTGGCTTCGTACCGATTGCAGTCAATGTCGCCTGGGCGGCCCGAGAAGAGCTCAACGGCGCCGACCCATGCCGAGGCCCTACTCGCCGCGAAAACGCGCTCCAGCGTGATCCTGGCATTGTCTAGCCCCCCTGCCGCGATGAACGACATCATCGGCACCCCGTTGACCGTCACCGTCGAATCGGCGGCCACCGTCATGCTCATCGTGTCAACGTCGACGCCGACCGTCAGTTTCGTCTTGCCGCGAGAGATCAGGGGGCCGATCGCCCAGGTGTTGCCGTTGGCTGTGATGTCCCGGTCAGCGCTCGTGTATCGCAGCGTCGTCCCGCTCGTCAGGGTGATGGTGAACAGATCCTCCATGACCAGTTGGCCAGGGGACACGGAATTGAGCAGCGCGATGAGCGCGCCCGGCGATGTCTCCCACGACGGCTCGCGCATGGTCACTCCTTCACCGTGATCATGCCCAGGTCCGCAAGCTCCCACAAGCCGACCATGAACTTGCTGAACTCTGCGCCGTCTTTGAGAAACCGGCACCGCCAATAGAACGAACCGGTCCACGCGACGACCTTGCCGGCCGTCGGAGCGGTGACGAAGGTCACCAGCCCCGCGCTGTCGATGGTGTAGTGAGTCGTCAACGTCTGCAGCGAGCCGTCGACATAGATGGAAGGCGCGCCGTTGACGTCCCATACCGGCTCGAGGTAGCCGCCGAAGCTTCTGATCAGTTGGAAGGCTTGTGTCGAACCGTTTCCGACGCCGATCTGCTGCAGCGCCACGGTTGAGTCGTCTGCGTCCGTGTACAGAAAACTGTCGAACGATCCACCGCGGGAGTTGACGAACCCGAGCATCTGCGCGAGCTCGGTGTAGGCGCCGGCCTGGCGCAGCACCTCATAGCCGAACTTGTACTCGTAGCGCGGATAGCTCCAATTCTGCCGTCGGTACTCGCGCCCGCTGACCGAGGTCTTGATGGTCGTGCTGTGCACCGGCGCGCGGCTGAATGGCCAGCGCCGGCCAGGCAGGTCGGGTAGAACTTGGTTGCTCACATCACCCCTTCACAAAGACGAAGTCGCGGTTCATCTGCTTGAGCATTTTCGCAAGATCGTTCTTGTGGATGAAGTCTCCGCCCGCCGTGTGGATGTGCACCGTGCCGCCGGCGCCGCCACCACCGCCGCCAAGCATGGTCCGCAAGGCGTGCGCCTCGGCAGCCGGAAGCACCATCTCGTTCTTGTGCACCGCCGCGATCTGGTTGTGCGGGATCTGCCACCACCCTCCCTCTGCTGAGTTGAGCATGCTCATCGCCATGCCCAGGGCGCCGGCGGACACGCCAAGAGCGGCAACCGGGGCGAATGGGCCAAGGAAGCCGAAGAACTCGACGAGCTCGGCGAACGCGGCAGCAATCGCGATCCCGATGCGCTTGATGGCGTCACCGGTCATCGTCAGCAGCGACGCGGCACTACCTGCTTTCTCGATGCCCGCTCGCTCGGCAGTTCCTGTGGCCACAGCGGCCGTCTGCGCCGTCTGCGCCGTGGTCGTGATAGCCACACCAGCCTCGGCCGCAGCCACCTGCGCGCCGACGGCGATCCCTTGCGTCGCGATCATCTCCGCTACGCCAACCTGATCGAGCGTGGCCCGCTGCGCCATTCCGGCCGCCTTCACTGCCGTCTGCGCGGCCTCGCCGCCGATGAACTTGGCCACGATCGTGTCCACCATATTGGTGACCACGTTGATGCTGCGATCAACCATCTTGCCCAGCGCTGTGTCGCCGCTGAACAACCGCTCGGTGAACTTCTTGGCTATCAAATCTTCGAACGTCTTCGCGATCGTGACGGCGAATTGCCTGATCGCATCCTGCAGCGTCACCACCCCAGACAGCAGGCTGCTGATCATCGAGGTGAAGCCCCCCTCGATGCTCATGCGAGCCTCGCGCTCAAACTTCGTGCGCTCAAGCACGGCTCGGTTGCTGATGTCTGTCAGTTTGGCCTGATGTTCAGCGAACGCGCTTGTCCTGGCCTTATCGATTTCGTCGAGCTTTTCCTGATTCCCGCGCGCCAGTAGCATCTGCGATCTGAAGTTGGCCATGCGCAATTCCCACAGCCGTTCCTCAAGATCGCGCTCAATGCCAAACATCTCGTCGGCAGTGATTTTGCCCATCGCAAGGCGCTGCTGAGCGGCCGCGCGCTCAGCGTCGAGCTTCCTTGAGCCGAGATCCAGGGCTGCATCGGCTTCCCTTCGCGCGTACCCTTCCGCCATCGCCAGTTGAGCGAGTTGGGCCCGGTTCGCGATGTCGGTCAACTTCGCCTGATGTTCAGCGAATGAGACTGCCCGCTTTTTCTCGATCTCGTCGAGCTTCTCTGCATTGCCGCGGGCCAGCACGAACTCGGAGTTGAGCTCTGCCATGCGCAGATCCCACAGCCTGCCCTCAAGGTCGTCCTCGATGGCGAACATCTCATTGGCTGTGATCTGGCCAAGAGCCAGTCGCTGTTGTGCAGAGGCGCGATCGGCCTCAACAATCTTCGCCCCGAGATCGAACGCGGCGTTCGCCTTGCGCATGGCATAGCCGTCCGCCTCTGCGCGTAGCGCGTTTTCCTTCTCGATGTTGATCTGCTGCGCTATCCCGAGCGTCTTGGCCTCTGCAATGGCGATCTGCCCTTCAAGGGCTGCGATCTGAGCCATGAACTGCAGGCGCTGAGGCTCTTTGACACCCTCGGCACCCATGCGCGTGCGTATGCCGGCAATCTCGGCCTTGCGCGCTGAAATTTCGCGCGCGTTCTCTTCCTGCTGCAGTCGCTCCTTGTCTCTGAAGTAGTCCTCGATGCTGATCAGTTTTCGCGCGTATGCGTCATCCTGAATGCGCTGCTCCTCGGCGTCGTACTCTTTCAGCAGTGCGATGCGCGCGTCGCGGTCCGCCTTCTCTAGCGCCAACTGCGCTGTCGCGATGGCGGCCGCCGTGCTGTCGACAATAGGGATCTTCTTCTTGCCCGTCTCCGTCGTCGTGCCAGGCCTAGATCCCCAAGCGTTTTCGGCCTTGATGCGCTCCCGCTCTTCAGAGCTCATCACGGCTGAGGCAATATCGGCGTTCCCTTTCGCGGCGATCGCGACGAGCTTCTCGCCCCCCTCTTTGACGATGCGCACGCGTTCATCGATGCCGCGCTGCCACTCTGCCTTCGTACCCTCCCAATCGAGGTGCAGCGCTCGCTCAGCGACAGCCAAGAAGGACGAGAAGGCGCTCGAAAGCACATCCATTTGCGTCTTGACGGCGGACACCATCAACTCGACGCTGACCCTGAACCCGATGAGCAGCGCGTGGACCGTCCTGAATACCGTCTTGAAAAACTCGAGCGCCGTCATCGGTTTTTCGTTGAAGACGACGCCGATCGCCTCAGACAGTGCGGCGAACACTTCGCTGATGAACCCCCAGACGGTTTCGATGACGACCTTGACCTCCTGCCACATCCCAACAAAGGCCTCTGCCGCCGCTTGTGCGCCACCTACTAGCGCCGGGCCAGCATCGGCTAGCATCTTCGATGCCTCAGCGAATGCCGGCATCATCGTCTCGCCGATCGTCTTCGAAACCCCCTTCATCACGTCGTTGACATCGTTCAGGGCCATGCGGTACTTCTCAGTCGCCGCAAAGCTCTCTGCCGTCACAACAAGGTTCAGTTCCCTGTTTTTCTTGGCGGCTTCGGCTATCGCCTCATCGTTCAATCGCAGCAGTTTCGTAACGTCGCCGACTCTGGTGCCGAACAACTTCATCGATGCCTGCCCCTGGTCAACACCTGGGGCGTACTGCGACAGCAACTTGATCGACTCCATGAACACTTGGTTGGAGTCCTTGGTTCCGTTCTTGAGCGAAACCGTATCCACACCCATCTGCCGCATCTCTTCCGAGTTGTTGCGCAGCATGCGGTTGAACTTCGTGAACGCCCCCGTGTAAACGTCGGCGCTTGAGCCGATGTCATCGAGCGCGGTCATCATGGTGCTGGCCGTCTCGGTCGATATGCCGAGTTGCCGCGACATCTTCTCGGCCTCTCGGTTGATGCTTGAGGCCTCGTCGATGAAGTGCTTAAACGCAGTGCCGCCGGCCAACACCGCCGCCAGGCCCTGGAAACGACTCATGAGAGTGGACAGCGAGCCGCTGACTTGCCCGATCTTCGACTGAAATTCGTCGATGACCGCGCCGAATCGTACTGTTACGTCTTCTTCGCCTCGCGTAGCCATTCAGGTTTCTCCGTCTTCACGACGCCTGGCATGTCGCCAAGCATGTCGAACAGGGCCTGAGCATTTTGCGCTTTCGGAGCCGCTCTTTGGCGGGTAACGCCGAGCGCAGCGCCGATCGCTGCCACGCTGGCGGACAGTGGCGGCACTGTCTCCCAATGCTTGGCAATGGCCTCGAGCCGCGGAATGGTCATCTCCGCGTCGATGTATTCCCACGTCCAGCCGAACGCGTCGATCAGGGCGACGTAGATCCCATCCCAGTCGACGCGCTCGCTTCCCCCGATGGTGCCGCCGCCTTGGTGAAGCCGGAGATCGCCAGCACCGCGTCAAGCACCTCGGCGTAGTTTTCCAGATCGAGCATGTCGGCAACTGACTCGACGGTGATGTCTGGGTAGTTGCGCTTCATCGCCGCATGCACGATCGTCGCCACCGTGTCCATCTGCTCGACGGTCGGTCGCGCGCCCATGCTTGCGAGCGCCTCGACTCGCTCTTGCAGGTCGATGATCGATCGAAAGCCAAGCGCAGGGATGCGGTACTGCTCCGCACCCATCGTGACCCAGCGACCCCCTCGGTTGAGCACGGGCTCAATCTTCTTCGCGTCGGGGTCGTTCATCACTCGTCGGTGCTGATCGTCATCACGTTGTTCGACGCATCGGCGAACGAGCTCCAGTCAAACGATGGGATGCCGAAGTCCTCAAGCTTCGTCGCGAGCGAAAGCTTGTTGGACATGCAGCGGTTAAGAACGAAGGTCATCTTCTTCGATTGGAAAACCTCGGTGAAGACGACGCTGAACTCTGGCGCCTGGCCGAGCAGTTGGTTGGTGACGGTGATTTTCTTGCCGTTCGATGCATCGGCCCAGGTGTAGCTCACCAGCACCGCAGCGTTGGCCTGAGACGAGTTGAAGGTGTAGACGCCCGTCGACTCGTTGCACGAGTACTGCTGGCCAACTGGCGCGTTGGCGACCTTGACGAACAGCGAGCCGTCCGACGCGAGCACCACGCCCATGTCCTGCAGGAAGGTCGTGTTGTGCGATGCCGTCACGATGTTGGCCGTCACCGTCGCCGCCTCTGCAACAGCGGTCACCGTCGAGCCCGTTGCCGGGTTCGTGTTGCCGAAAAACAGATCGTTCCATGCCGCGGCGTTGATCTGCGCCCAGTCGGCCTTGCCGGTGACTTTCCCGGTGCCGCGGCCCAGCGCGATCGGGAACTGGTACTGCCCGTACAGTTCCTTCAGGTTGAACGACATGTCCAGCGTGACCCCCTGCAGCCCGCCGAAGCGCACCGGAGTGGAATTCGCCGTCGTGTTGCGCCCGTACAGGACGCCGCTGCCGAATTGGTATTGCATCTCGGATCTCCTTCTAAGGGACTAGAACCGTGATCGGGATGAGCGCCACCGCTTCGTCGCCTAGATCACCCTGGAAAATTTCGATGTTGCCCTCGATCGCACAGTGCGACACGCTGAGCCCTAACGTGCTCGCGTAGTTTGACAGATCGTCGCGGTGAATTGCGGCCTCTACCGCATCCAAAAGCGGGTTCAAGATCTTGGTGGCGACCACGTCCTTGTCAGCGCTGCCGCCCGTGTGCGCGTAGAGGTAGAGCTCGATCTGCAGCCGCCACAGCGGGGGCAACCCCTTGCGGTATTGGTTCGTCTCTGCGCGCTGCTGCATGAGCAGCGACGGCGTGTCCTCTGGCAACACTGCGTCCCACGTCTTGACCGTGCGGGTCGCGGTCTTGAACAGTGGCGCGCCGCCGACCGTCAGCGCCTCAAAGAAGGCGAAGACGGTCGAGTAGATCTGCTCTCTGTTCATTTGGTGACAAGCGCCTCTGCCGCAGCGGCCCGGATCTCTGATCGAATGCGCGGGGCCATCTCACTCAGCGTCGAGCGGAGAAACGAGCGCTCAGGCAAGTGCACGTTCCTGATATGCGCCCTCACCGTCCCCCAGACGGCATTCGCCTCCTGGGTCTTCCGCAGCCTGCGCAAGATCACCGCATCTGAGTTCTTTCGCGGCGTCCCGTCCTTCTTCAGTCCAGCGCGATAGGCGGCACTGTAGTCGGCGCTGGTCAGGTGTGTGTACTTGCGCAGATGCTCTCGCACGTGCACCGGGCCATCGAACCCGAACTCGTGGACGGCTGCGTAGCGGACGTTCGTGCCAACCGTCGCGATGATGTTCTCGCCCATCACGTCAACGCGCTGGTTGATCGATCGGCGCAGCGTGCCGGTGCGTACATGCAGAGCCTGGCCGCTTAGTTTGGTTTCCTTCACCGCGCCCTGCACTTCGATGGCGAGGCGGCGAATGACGCGCACAAGGTTCGCCTGCAACTTCGGCGCTACGCCGCTCAGCCTGGCCAACAGCCTTTCCGCTTCCATGCTGATGAATAGTTGCATGGCGTCACACCGGAGCTTTCTTGCGGAAGGGGCCGAGCGCCTCTTTGATACTCGGCGTGAACCCCTTGTCTTCGTAGGTGATGCTCTCGTTGGCAAGAGTCTTCGAACGAACCCCGATGTTGTCGGCCTGCTTCAAGTCGAGCGCCACCATCTCGATGCACGCCTGCTCGACAGGCCCCGGAATGAACCGGTACTCCATCTCGACGTGCATGCCGCTGTTGGCCGAATTGAATGTGTAGGTGCCGGCCGAGAATGAGTACTGCCCAGGCGCTGGCGCGTTTCCCACCTGCACCAGGGCGGCCGCGTTCGCCGTGTCCATCACCGTGACGTTGGTGATCGCGGTGCCGCCCTCGCGCGGCGTGATGGTCGGCACGTTGCCGGCTGGGATGTAGCCGAGCTCGCTGGTTTGATAGCCGGACTCCCATGAGCACAGCACATTGCGCCGACCCATGGGGAACTTGTCGGTCGTGAGAAAGACGGCCACGTCGCTGAACTGAAAGCCGGGCTGCTGATCGCTCGGCGCCGGTACCACGACCCTGCCGTTGATCGACAGCGACGAGACATCGATCACCGGCGCGTCAGGCAACATCAGGATGCGCGAACCGGTCCCGTCGAGGTGTCGATTCACGTTCTGCACGTAGGGAAACGTGCGGCCCGTGTACTGCTCGATCAACCTTGACTCGCGCGGGATCAGTTCGGCGATTCTGGCGTCGGCGCCTGTAGTGGCAAGCGTCATGTAGCGCTTGACTGCAGCGACCGTGGTCAGGTCTGCCATGGCTACTTCTTCGCCGGCGCGGACTGGGATTGCCCCTCGACCACCTTCGTCAGCCCGTGCGCCTCAAGCCCGGCCGCCAGATGCACAGGGACTTCGACCGTGCGGTCTGGTTCGGCCTCGATCTCGAACCCGCCGACAGAGATCGACGTGCTCATGTTGTCGGGGATGCGCATGCGGACCATGCTGAGCTTGAACGGGTTCTTGTGTGAGGACATCAAACGCTCCTAGAGTGGAAAAACGCCCCGGCACCTTTCGATACCGGGGCTTTGAAGGTCACTTACGCGACCAGGGAGGAAACAACACGAGATCAGCGATTAGCCGTTGGCGATGTTGCGGATCACCGCCAGGGCGAACGTGGCATACACCTGCAGCACGCCGTCTTGGTAGACGCCGTACTCGTATTTGCGGGTGCGCAGCGGCCATTCGATCTGGTAGTAGTCCCGGCGCATCCGCATCTGCATCACGTTCGTGACGTTGCTCAGCGGGTAGGGCAGTCGCTGCGTGGTGAACAGGATCGTGCCAGGCGGCATGTTCGGATGTAGGCGCACCCTCAACTCTTGCGCGCTGTCCATCGAGAACTTGTTCAGGTACGACTTCACCATGATGCCGCCGCCGACCATGCCCTGATCAGCATTGAAGACGAAGCGCTGTGCCGCGGACTGGCCACCCTGCAAGATCTTCGCGCCGATGCTGTTCATCTCCTGGCTCGAAACCCACATCGTGTCGGGGCTCAGCCGGTAGTTGTCCCACATCGACTTCAGCACTGCATCGATCTGCACGACGCCGCCGGAGCCGTCAGCCGTCAGCGCGGTGCCGGTGCCCGCCGTGCCGTTGGCCATCGTCACCTGCGTTGCGCCCAGGCTTGACTGCATCGCCATCGTCAGGATGCCGTCGAACGCCAGCGAGTTCCGCGACTTTTCGGCCGCAGTGAGCGCATTGAAGTTCGATTGCCCAGGCGACACCGTCGTCCCGGCAGCCGCGTCGGTGATCAACACCGAGTTGATGGTTGTGATAGCGCCCAGCGTCAGGTTGCCGGCCGCCGCACCCCAGAACCACGCGTATGCGACCGCACCGTCCACCGCCGCCACCGTGGCAGAGATGACCGACGTGTTGGAGCTCGCGGCAGTCGTCACGTTGGCTTGCGGGCTCGGGTACGCGCTGCCGCCGTTGATGGTGTCGGTCGACGAGTCGGCGTTCGTGCGCACGTAGGATTGCACGATGCCGCCGGTCAGCGACGCCAGCATGTACCCTTCGAACGTGAGAGCGACGCAGCCGACACCGTAGGACGCGTTGCCAGTCAGGGTCCCGCCGGCATTGGCAGACGACAGGGTCGGCGTTGGCGTGTTGGCCAGCGCGTACTGCGTGTTGCCGCCGAGGATGACCTTCTCTTCGTTGATCATCATCGCGCGCAGCAGCCCCTCGACGGCCAGCGCCTTGACATCCTCGAAACCTTCGCCGGCGTAGTCGGCCTCGAAGGTCACGTTGTCTTCAAGGCCCATGCCCTTGTAGGCAGCCGTGTAGTCTTGGGTCGAGGTCGTGATCACCGCGCCACGATTGCCTTGGCTCACGAAGCCGTTGACTTTCGTGGTGTTCACGCCGGTGACGGCGCGCCAGTTCGCCTGGATGCCACCCTTGCCGCTGACACGAGGGATCTCGTTGCGCAGCGGCGTGATGACCGGGTAGAGCTTCTTGGACGGGGCCTCGAGGTCGTAGGCGGTGATGCCGCTGACCGCTGAGCCGCTTTGCGTCCACGACTTTGCCAGTTCCGAGTCCGGCATGCCCTGCGCCGCCTTGACGAGCGCGAGGGTTTCCGCAGTGGTTTGTGCGTTCATGTCTTTGCTCCTGATCGATGTGGTTGTCAGGTGGAGGTCACTTGCGGAGCGGCTGAGTTACTGTCAGCGGCGCACCGCCATATCGGTGGAGGTTCTTGATGAGCCCTGCGGCCTCGTGCGGATCACCACGGTCGTCGATGATCGGCTCGGCTTTGTTGAGTTTCGACGCTTCGGTGTCACCACCACCCAAATCGTCGGCCTTTGAAATTGCGCGGAGCATCACGCGCGGCGTCGCCGGCTGTGCTTCGAGTTTGATGATCTTCGCTGTCGCGTCCTCGAGCGCCTTTTGCAATGGCGCGAGCGCGTCGGCGACGATCTTCTGAAGGGCGGCCTCGTCGAGCTTGGCAACCGGAGCGTCGACCTTTTCGACCTTCTCGGCTTTCTTGGCCTCATCGGCGCACTCGTCGCCATCTGGCTCGGCCTCTTTGTCCTCTTCATCGGCAGCCTTGGCATCAGCGGCAGCCTTGGCATCTTCAGCCGCTTTTGCGTCCTTCTTGGACGGCGGCCACGCCTTGATCATCTCGATCACTGCGCCGATGTTCAGGCCGGCGTCGTTCATCGTCTTGCCCAACAGGGCGACCTCGTCTGCCGTGCCCTCGACCGTCACATCGTCGGGGTCCACATCCTCGACCTTCTCTGCATCAGCCTCGGGCTGATTCTTGAAGTCGACCTTCTCGACAGCGCCGTCGGCCTTTTGCACTTCGAAGAACTTCGCGCTCGGGATGCACGGCCGATCGACCAGCGAGATCTCGGTTGGCTTCGCCGTGTAGCGCGTCACGTCTTTGCCATCGGACTTCTCGACAGTCTTCGGGCCGACGTACGACCCGCCGATGGAAAAGCCGGTGTAGCAGCCCTCGTTGACCTTCTTCCACTCCTGATCGTCCACGATCTTGGCGACCACATCGATCGCCTTGTCGGCGTCATTGAAGTCGATCTGCGTCAGTTTGCCGGCGGACACCTTGCCGTGCATGGCGCGCACATTGCCCATGCTCTTGCCGCCGGTGTCCTTCGCGATCTCTGCCGACCAGGCCTCGAAGTGTGGCTTGCTCGACAGATAGTCCATCACCTCGTCCGACTTGTCGACCATCTCTTGCGCCGCCCGACCGAAGACGAGCCGCTTCTCTTCATCGACCTTGGTGATCTGCGCGAAGATGTTCATCGACATGGTTGACTCCTGTGCCGGCGCGGTGTATCGCCTAGTTGGCGCGATAGTAGCGGAAACGTTGATGCTTTTGGGGGCACTACAGGCGCAGCGCCAGGCGCCGCTTCAGGCTCGTCTCGCGCCGCTTTTTCTTCTTCTTGCCCGTGTTGCCGTAAGCCGTGAGCCCGCTGGTCGCGCTTGCCGATTGCACGAATTCCTTGCGCAGCCCGACGCCGCCTGTGAGCTCAGCGACGGTGCGGCTGACGATCGCTGCCACCTCGTCTGGCGTCAACTCCCCTGCTTCGCCGACTTGTTGATCCCCTTTACCAAGCCTTGTGCGGCCTGGCGCATGAACGCTTCCATTGAGCCCCCGCCCGTCCACGGAAGCATTTTTCGCTGGGGCGTCCCCTTTGAATCCGCGGTAGATGGAGTCGGAGATTTTTCCTGCTTCGTGCTGCTGTTCGAGTGCGTCATAGAGCTTCCTTTCCATGTCCTGTTGCGATGTGATAGTCCACTTGTCGAGCGACGCTTCTTTCGCGTTCCCGCGCCCGAGGCTATTGTCGACTGCGCGGACCCAGACGTTGCCCGAGCCGTTGTACTTTGCATAGAGCGCGCGCACGGTTGGCAGTGCGCCGGCGTGCGTCTTGGCGTGCTCTGTGATCGGGACCGTGCGCCCAGTGCCGAACTCTCTTTCCTGCCCTGCCGCCCGCGGCAGCGCCCCGTTCACGAGGGCGTCGACAGGATCTCGGTGGACATAGAGGATGCCGACCTGGCGGCCCGAGTCCAGCGCCTGCATCACCTTCTTCTCTGCGCTGCCGAGCGTGTTCATGTTGGTGTCGTAGATGATGTTGGCCCTGGACACCATGTCAGCAAACTCGGGCAACTTCATGCCGGACGACTTACCCGCGCCGGTGCCGCCAGCGGTGAAGAGCACGACCGGGTGCATGCCGCCGGGCACCGGCTCAGCCAGCATGCGCGCGTACAACTCCTTGATGAATAGGCTGGCCGGCTCATGGACGGCAGCGCTTTGCGTGCGGTCGGCGAGATAGTCTGGCGACAACTCGCGCGCGATGTCGGTGTTCAGCACTCGTCCGCCGAGCCCTGGCGAGTCCTTCTCGGCGAGCGCGTGGTACTCGGCAATCGCCGCCGTGAACGCCTTCTCGTTCGTCACCTTGAACTCGTGCTCCCCCTTGCTGTTGGTGCCGGTCATCGTCATTCCGAGCTTCTGCGCCAACGCAAACTCGATGGCCGACTGCTTGGCCGTGAGCGTAGATTGCCCTTCAGCCCTGGCAACCACAGCGGCGCGCGTGCCTTCAGAAGCGCTGGCGCCACCGCCGGCGTCCGTCCACATGCCATGTGCGTCGCGCGGCTGATCAGGATCGAACCCCTTCAACAGCGCGGACAGATTCGTTTTCATGACGCCTCCCTTGTCATCGATGCCGAGGCGCATGCGAATCACCGAGCCGAGCATGCGCAATGACTCGACCTCGTCGTTCGTCGGCTCGCGCGGCGGGCCAATATCGAAGCCGAGCAGTTCGTTGATGTTGATGAACTTTCCGACCTTGCCTTCCACCCAATCTGCGAAGCGTCGCGCGCCGTCGCTCGAACTCTTTGGCGTCGACTTCGCGCCAAGGTGCGTGTACAGGTTCTGCTCGTGAAACCACAGGCCCGCCTGAACTTGTGACGCCTTCAGGCCGGTCCTCGATGCCACCTCGTTGATCAGCGCCTTTGATGCGCGCCGCATAGGAGCGGTCGGGCCGCTGATGGCGACCATCTTCCCGTTCTTGTCCTTCACCGAGGCCTGCTTGAAGTACCTCGCGAACGTGCGCGTCATCCACTTGTCGACAACCGGGTCTTCAATCCCGTGCATGTTGCTGATGAAGGGCCCGATCTTTGGCCCGAAGATGCTCAGCCCGAGTTGTTTCTGGTTCTGCGTCTTCAAGACGAGCTTGCCCTTGCTGCCGAGCAAATCCTTTTCTGCTTCGTGCAACTCTTTGTTCGTGTGATCGGAGTAAAGCCAGGCCACCGCGCCCGCCTCGCCGAATCTCTCGACAAGCGTGTTCAGCGCGCCCATCCCCTTGGCGACGTATTCGCCGCGGATGGTCCACAGGCCAACCTTGCCAGTAAAGCCTGGCTCTCCTTGCGGGTTGTACGGTGGCAGCCGCCCAGTGCGTTCGTACTCTCGAAATATCTTCGCGCCCGTGTTCCAACTGATCATCGGGTCGGTCCCGTTCGCCGTGATGCCGGCCACGACACCGAACAACTGTTGCTTCACCGGTTCCGACAGCGACGGGATGTATTTTTGCGTGATCTCCATCGCGGTCTTGATGTCGTCGGTGTACCAACGCTTGAAGTCGCCCTTGCCAGTTACCTCTTCGCGCAGCAATTGGTACTTGATCTCCTCTGTGGCGGTCTGCACTGCATGCTCGAAATTCTTGGCGACTTGTTCCTTCACCTGAAGCGGATCTTTGGGGCTCGCCTCATACGCGACCGGCCCGCCTTCGCTGAACATGGCAGCGATCTGGTCAACAGACATGCGCTTGCCCTCGTGCGCCGCGCTGTTGCGAATGTTGATCGCGCTGAACTTGCCGGCCATGCCGCTCGGACCGCCCTCATCTGTCCATCGGCCGAGCTCGTCCCGCTGCTGATCCTCGCGAAACTTTTCGAGCTTCTCGGCGCGCGCACGCCGCAGCCGTGGTGTGCACGCTAGCGCTCCGAAGTCGTCGGCCTCTTCGTCGATCTTGCCCAGGCCGGCGCGCACCTTGCGGTAGTCCTTCTCCATGATGGTCAACTCGTTTCTCATCGTCTTGCGCTGCGTCGGATCAGGCACGTAGCCGTGGCGTCGATAGAACTCCTCGGCCTTGGGCATCGCAGACAGAAAGACACCCACGCCCTTTGAGGCGGCCACTTGCTCGACCTCTTTCAACAGGCGCGACCCTTCGCCTTCTTTCAGCGAAAAGAGGTAGTCAACCTCGATGTCGTGTTCGCGCCCAGGCTGCGCTGGCGTGTACTGCACGCCGCTGACGATCCGTCCGTTCTCGACGACGAGCTTGTGCTGCGTACCTGCGTCGATGTCCTTTTGCCTATACAGCAGGATCGATTCCATCAGCCAGTAGGCCGCCTTCTCTTTCGGTGACGCGCCGCGCTCAAGCGCCTCTGCCTGCTGCGCAGAGTACATGTCAATCAGCACATTGCGGTTGCGCGATGTGACCGGCGTGTCGCCACTCGGTAGCGGCTCGCCATGATGTTCAGTTGAGCCGAGCAGCGTCTCGACAATCGCGTTGCCGCCTTCGTTTGTCCAGCGCCCATGATCATCGCGGGGCTGTGCGTCGTCGTACTTCGCGACCTGGCCGACCCATAGGTCGTCAGCGATCAACCCCGCCTTGACGGCGTGACGGTACACGGGCAGCGTCTTGAAGTGTGCAAGGTTGCGCACCAGACGCATGAACTCTGGCGACTTGTATGGCGGCAGATCCCACGCGGTCTTTGTCCAGTCTGCATCCGCCTGGTCGGCATCAACGTCGATCGTTTGGTCTGTCTTGCTGAGCGCCTTGCCCATGGCCTCGTCTCTCAACTTGACCTCTGCCTGCGCGTACACGGGCCACGGCCTGTCCCATCGGCCGCCAACCGCGTTTGGCGACAGCATGATCGCGTCAGTCTTTCCGCCAAGCACGACGAACTCGGACTCGCTCAGGCACCCGAACCCTGTCCTCGGTGTCGACAGGATTCTCGATGCGGGCATCTTCACCAAAAGCACGTTCCCGTAGCCGCCTGCAAAGTCTGCCGCCATGTCCGCGTGCGCCGAAAACGACGACATCGGGTTCATGGTCACTTTGTAGTAGCCAGGCGGCGCTGGGGATCCTCTTGTTGCAACGATCCCGCGCATCAGCGTCACCTCTTTGAGCCCGGCTTTCGCAAGATCTGCCTGCGTCTGGCTGTACATCTCGCGCAGGAATGCGCGCGTGCCGGCAATTGCGATCTCCGGTGACGCCGTGATGCGCATGTGATCCATCGCCTCTTGAGCCAGCCCGGTTGGGGATATGGGCAACTCTGGGTTCGCCACAGCCGCCGTGTCGCGCACACCCCGCAGGCCGAACTCCTGCTTCACCATCTCTTGCAGGAAAAGCGACCGCGGGTCGTGATCTGCCGATGTCACAGCCCATGACGACACAAATTGTCGAATGGCATCCTCGCTACGGAGGTGCAGTTGCTGCTGATCCGCCGGCCCAAGAAACAGGCCCGGCGCAGACTGCATCGGCATTGCAGCCATCAGCGCGCGCCAGTCTGCGTTCTTGACGAGCTCGTCCTTCAGTCGCAACTGAGATAGCTCTTTTGCTTCTTCGCCCGTCCTGACTCCAGGCCAAGCCGTATAGGCCTCTGCGTCGGCCATGCTCTGCTCTACAGGACTCCACCCGCCCAGTGCCTCGCTCGGCTTGAAGTCGCTTTGCTCGAATCGAATCGATGCTGCATGCGGCGTGCCGGCGGCCGGATCCGCAGCGCCAGTCATCTGCTCATCTGACCATCGACCGCGCTCGTCGCGCGCTTGGTTCGGGTCGTACTTGAGCAGTGCGCCGAGATCGATCTTGCCCGTGTAGCCCGAGGCGTAGATCGCCGTCGCCTGCCGCTCAGCCTGCGCGCGCGTCGGGTAGCACTTCTGATTGCCCCATTGCCAGCCTTGCTCGCCGTTGGGGAGGGTGCAACGTTGGATCGGCATCGGTCACTCCTCGGTGTCCGCATTGTCCGCGCCCCAGTCCTCCTTGCGGAGCACCGGCAAAACGTCGCAGTTGTGCGCAATAATGCCGCTAGCGCAATACCACCCGTCAACAGTCTGGAAGTTGTAGACATGACCCTCAAAAAATCTCCGCCCAATGCTGACCACCTTGTCGCTGAATATCGCAGCGGGAAGAGTCTTTTGCAGATCATCCGTCAAACCGGCTGGCCTAGAAACCGCACCTACATGCTTGCGCGCACCTTGGGCATCATTGATCCGCAAAGAAGGATTGAACGGTGCCGAAGTCCTGAAGTGCGAGCTTTGCATAGCGAACAAACGAGCGGATGGTGGCGTAACGCAATCCCAAGCCAGCGCGCGGCGCAGGTCAAGGCTGCGCATGCAGCCCCCAACAAGCGCGCCAAGGATTGGTGGCAAGGAAAGAACGCCACACAGCGCGTCAAGCACCTTGCCAAGACGTGGGCGGGGTTTGCGCATGAGCGTGAGTTCGTGCGCTTTTGCTCCGATGCCGGAGTGTTGGTGAAGCGGTGCTTCCGCATTGGAAAGTACAGGCCTGATTTTCGCATTGATGACACACGCCTTCTTGTCGAGGTCTGCGGTAACTATGCCCCCGGCGATAGATACAGAACCGTCCGCCGCGAGCGCATTGAATATCTCCTCCGCTCTGGATGGTCGATCCTGTTTGTCCTTATAAGGCCAGGGGATCGCGTCGGCCTCGCTGCTGCTGATCACACTATCACCTTGATGGAGTCGATCCGCGGCGACGAACCCGTTGTCGGTCAGTATTGGGTGATCAGGGGTAACGGTGAGTTCGTTTCCGCTGGCGGTCCTGATGACGACGACTTCCCCTTCGTATAGGCTCCTTGTCGCTGCTCGCACCTCTGGCCCCCAGACAATAGTGCTAGGCGCCAGACAAAGACAGTTCGGGTGCGCTGGCGGGAAGTCGATCCCCGTGTCGCCGAAGTCGTCCTCAAGGTCCACAACGCCAGCCTCTGCGGCGTCGTCGCACTCATCAGGCTCTGGATGCGTGTCGGCAAGGATCCATCGCTTGCCCTCGACCTCGCCTGTTGCGCGCCAACCCTCGACGTTGCCCTGCACGTGCGCGAACGCGAGCTCTGTGCGCGCGATCATGTCAGCGCGCGCGGGCCCGAATGCGCCCAACTCTTCGATTGCGCTCGACAGGTCATCGGCGCTCATGCCTTCTTCGACGGCGCGACTCAACAGGCCACGCACCGCCTCGTCTGTCGTGTCGGCGTAGTCCTTCATGAGCTCGCCGCCGCGGTTGGCCGCGTAGAAGACGGCCTCGGCGTCGACTTGATGCACCATCGCTTCAGTAGCGGCGAAGCCTACTTGCTCGAGCCCGGCGCGGCCGGCCGTCTGATATGCGTCGAGGATCTCGGGGCGCAGGATGCGAATGATCTCCTCGGCCAGGTCGTCGTAGTTGGCGCGAAGGATCTTCATCACTGCGGCGACGACATCATCGTCACTTGCCTTGGCGAGCTTTTGCGCGCGCGATCCGTAGGCGGCCGCAGCCTTCGCCGCGATGGCCACGCGGTGCCGACGCAGCGCCTTGCCGATCCGGCTCGCCACCCTGCCTTCCCGGCGCGCGACGAATCTGCCCACAGCGGTTGTGTGCGGCCGCAGGCGCCCCTTGGCGAGTTGATAGGCCGACTCCTCCTCTGCCTTCGCCAATTCGAGCGCGCGCGCGATGCCAGGCATGCTGCAGCCGCATGGTGTCCTGACGAAGACAGACCGATTCCCCACCGTGCAACATCCTTTCAAAACAAGAGAGCACTTTTGGCAGAAAATTTCACCACTTCAAACCGCAGCATTTATGCGCCAGGCGGCGATAGTGACCACTACCGAAAGGTGCAATTTCCTTTCAAAACGAAAGAGCGTTTTTGAAATTTCCTGTCACGCGTACATCGCCACCATCTCGATGAAGTCCGCCAGGTCAGGATCGTATAGGGTTGTGTTGGCCGCAGGCGCCAGCCCGAGCGCCGTCATCGACCCCGTAGGCACGCTGATGACGATCGGCTGCTGCCGCACTGGCGGCCTGATCGGCAGCCTGACGCGGTGCGCAATCAGCCGAGGGACGATCTGCTCTTCCGCTGGGCGAATGTCGCTGACGATGATGCTCGGGGCGAACCCGGCGAATGCACCATGGCCAGTTTCAACGCCGATCGGAACGTCGACAGGCTTGGGCCGATAGGTGCGATCGACGATGAAGTCTGGGCGTCGGTTGCCGCGGCCCCAGCCCACGCCGTCCAGGGTTGGCGGCAATGCCGGCGCAGGCGCTTCTGCAACTTCTTCTTCGCCAGGGACCAGCCCAACAATCGTCATCGACCCCGTGGGCACCTCGATGACGTGATGCTCGGTGCGCGCGACCGTCGGCGCAAAGCCCGTGAACTGCCCGGTGCCGGTGCCAGGCGTCGCGGTGATGAACTCGCTGATCAGGATCGACGGCGCTAGGCCTGCGAATGCGCCCGTGCCGGTGTCCGGTTTCACCCCCTGCCCGAGCAGCACCGATGGAGGAAGACCGACGAACGCACCAGACCCAGTCGCAACGCCGGCGATGACGTGCTCGGTACGCGAGATCGTCGGCTCGAGGCCCGTGAATACGCCAGACCCGAACCCAGGCTGCGCCGTCTTGCCTAGCGCACTGTTGAGCACCCCAGGGGCGAACCCGCCGAATGCGCCGGCCCCAGTCGGTACCGCAATAATCTGGCCGATCAGGATAGACGGGGCGAGCCCAATGAATGCGCCCGTGCCCGCGGGCGGAGTGGCCGAGATCAGGTCGCTGACCAGCGCCGTCGGCGCCAAGCCGCTGAACGCGCCAGTGCCAACCGGGACCGGCAAGTTGGTGTTCGTCGCACTGCTGACCGAGATCGTTGGCGCCAGGCCTTCGAACGCGCCGCTGCCTACGCCAGGCGCTGCGCTGCGCAGATCCGAAACCGCAATCGATGGAACAAGCCCGGTGAACGCCCCGGTGCCAAGGCCCGGCCGCGCCAACAGGCCGACAGTGATGATCGGGGCGAACCCAACGAAGGCACCCGAGCCGGCGCCAGGCTGCGCGATGACATTGAGCAGGGTGCTTGGGGCAATCCCAACGAATGCCCCGCTGCCGGTGGCTGGCTGATAAGTTGACCCGCGCAGAGCAATCGGCAGCAGCCCGGTGAACGCCCCCGCCCCGACGCCTGGCGTCGCCACCACCCCAGTGAGCAGCGTTGGCGCAAGCCCCGCCGCGGTCAACGAACCAACCCCTGGCCGGAATACATAGCCGGTGATCGCAGCGGGCGCAAAGCCCGACGCAGACAGCGTGCCGGGCCCAGGCTGCGCGATCTTGAGGTCGCTGATGGTTGCGGTAGGGGCAAGCCCTGCAAACGCTCCTGTGCCCGTTCCTGGCTGCGCGAATGCGCCAACTACGAACGTCGGCGCTAGGCCAGCGAATGCGCCGCTGCCGGCCGGCGGCTGCGCGATCGCGTTTGTCAGGATCGAAGGCGCAAGTCCGGCGAATGCGCCGGTCCCAGCCCCCGGCTGAGCGACAGTCCCGCGCAGGATGGCCGGCGCGAGTCCAGCGAATAGGCCGGTCCCGGCGCCAGGCTGCGCAACAGTGCCAACGACCAGAGTCGGAGTAAGACCGGCGAACACCCCTGTGCCGGCACCGGGCTGGATGATCGAGTTGATCAGCAGCGACGGGGCGAACCCTGCGAACACGCCAGCGCCGGCAGGCACGGCATAGATCGCACTCGTCAGCAGCGTCGGTGCCAGCCCTGCGAACACTCCGTTGCCTGTGCCGGGCTGCACGTAGGACTGGATCAGGAGCGACGGCGCGAGCCCGACGAAAGCCCCGTTGCCTGTGCCGGGCTGCTTGATCTCTCCGCGCAGCGCCGTCGGAGCAAGGCCTGCGAAAACGCCCGTGCCAGCGCCGGGCTGCGCATACATCTGCACGAACAGCGCTGGCGCAAGCCCGGCAAATACCCCTGTCCCTGCGCCAGGCTGCGTGATCGTCCCGGCGACAACCGTCGGCGCTGCGCCAGCGAATACCCCGTTGCCCGTGCCGGGCTGTGTGATGGTGCCGCGGAGCGCTACCGGTGTTGAGCCAGCGAATACCCCGTTGCCGGTGCCGGGCTGCGCGACTGTTCCGATGATCAGCGTGGGCGCCAACCCAGCGAACACGCCATTGCCAAGACCGGGCTGCTCTACCTCGCCGCGCACCAATGTCGGCGCAAGGCCCGCGAACACACCGTTACCGGCTCCCGGCTGTTCGACCTCACCCCTTACCAAAGTCGGCGCGAGCCCCGCGAATACGCCATTGCCCGTACCGGGTTGATCGACTTCGCCGCGCACAAGCGTCGGCGCGATACCGCTGAATACGCCATTGCCGGTGCCAGGCTGCTCGACCTCGCCGCGCAGCAGCGTCGGAGCGAGCCCAGCGAAGACGCCGTTGCCCGTGCCTGGCTGTTCGACCTCACCACGAAGCAGCGTCGGTGCGAAGCCGCCGAAGACGCCGTTGCCGGCGCCAGGCTGAGTGATGGTGCCGCGCAGCACCGTTGGGGCAAGGCCAGCAAACACGCCATTGCCTGTTCCCGGTTGCTCGTACATCTGCTGGAATGCGATCGGCGCCAGTCCAGTGAATGCGCCGGTGCCGTAGCTCGGGCTTGCTGTGACGTTTGCAGTGACGCCAGCCACCGGGATGGCGAACTGCGTCCACGAGACAAACCAGCCCGTCGACTTCGTCGCCGTCGGAGCGAGCCCGGTTGCGACCGCCGACCCAACTGGTACCGCAATCGTCTTGTCTTGCGCGAACGAAACCCACATCTCGCAGCCGTCGCGGCTGCCGCTGAATGTCGGGTTGTAAATCTGCGTCGCAGTTGCGCTCACCACCTTGCGCTGGGTGATGATCTGCATGCCGGAGGTGGTCACGCCAACGCCGGCCTTCAGCCCCGCTGACCATGAGCCGTTGGACGTGTCCGAGTCGTCGGTCGCGGTGTCGTTGCCCTCCCGGCCCATCGCGCCGATCACCATCGTCCCGTTTGTTAGGGACGAGGTTGTGATCGACGGGACGTTCGATGTGGCCGTTTCTTGCGCGCCAGTGACGTAGACGACCGAGTAGCCGGCCTCTGGCGTTACTTCATGCAGCGCCCACGCCTTCGCGACTGCGTTGGCGCTGATCGTCATGGTGATCGTGTTCGCCGTCGTCAGCGTGCCGACCGCCATGTTGCAGGTGAACGCGCGCATCGCCGCGCCGGCGTTCGCTGCGCCAGGGTCGATCAACGAGTTGACGCGCGAAACCCAGGTGTTCCCTACCGAGTCAGTGATCGACGAGTAGGGGTCGGCCCCGTTCGTGCCGCTGTTGTCGTATGCGCAGAACAGAACAGCCAGCGAGCCTGCGCTGAAGTTGGACCCAGGCGTGACGACGAGCGTCGTGCTCGACGAGTTGTGTGTGCCTGAACCTCGATCTGCGCCGCTGATTGCCACGCTGTTCTCCTGCGTGGAGCGCCACGCTACGCCGTCATGTCACCGCCGTGAATTCGACTGACAGGTTGCCATAGTTCGTGATCGAGTCGGCCTGCGACGCGTTCAGCGTGCGCTCAACAAGAGTGAAGGTCGCACCGACCGCTTCGTTCCACGACGCTATTGTCGTATTCGCATCCTGCACCAGCCGCACCGTGTGATTGCCCTGCAGGACGTAGCTCAACACATGGTTGCTCGAGGACAGCGGGTCATTGCCAGACGACAGGGCGACCTTGAATGTGCTCGGCGTCGTGCCGGGCAACTTCGCATAGTCCGAGTCGTCGCGCGTCGTCTCGTCGAGCATCGCGTAGATCGAGTTTCCAGTGCTCGCTGTCCAATTCCCAGCGCTAAGGTCACTCGCCGGGCGCAGCGTCTGCCCCGCCGCCCCCTGCTTGAGCAGGACAATGCTCGCTGAGATGTAGTAGTTGCCGCTCGTCCCGTTTGCGTTGTAGTTCCCCGTCGAGGTGAACTCGCGACGCATCACGAAGAGGTCTTCGCCAGCAAGCGTGTTCCCGTGATGCCCCGCCGTGATGTTGGCGCCCGTTAGCGCCGACCACCCGGCTGCCGGCACGAAGGCGCCGTTCGCGTTTGACGTTTCAACTGCGATGCCGAACCCGACTGTGTTCGCCTGACTCGTCGTTGGTGCATTGCCAGAGTCCCAAGATGTTGTCGGCCCAGAGGGCCCTGGCGCCGCATACTTGTCAACGCAACTTGACGTAACGACGCCGCTCTCTTCGATGCCGAAAATGCACGTGTCCTGTGCCGTACTGATGTTCGCCGTGATCCATGTGACGCCGGCCTGGCTGTTGGGGCACACCCACATTGCAGATGCCTCGACTGCATCGTTTGGTGTGAATGCGCTGACGTAGCTTTGCCCCGCGCTGTCAGAGACGCCTGTGACATATCTGCCGTTGCGGCCGACGATCGCGATCAGACACGACCCCTGCGCAGACGCAGAGATGTTCACCGAAACAGTGTTTGCGCCGTACCCGTTATCGTTGGCAACCGCTTGAACGAGGGACATTTGGCTATCCGTTCGCGGCCAAGAAAGCCGTCATATCGCTGACGGTGTATTGCAGCGCATCATCGCGGATCACGTGCGCTTGGGTGAAGTAGTGCGCGTACCCGCCAGACGGGATTGGGTTCGCCGCAGAGTTGTAGCACGCGATCTTCATGTAGACGCCTCCGCCAGAGCATGTGACCCCAGAGATGCGCCCGCCGGGGATCATTGCGCCATTGACCCATAGCTCCGTCCACCCGCTGCCGTCTGTCGCAACGTACTCTCGCCCGATCATGTAGACGAAAGAGTTCCGATAGGTCGTCATGCCAGCGATGTTGACCTCGGTGTACGGGTTGTTTCCGTGATTGCATTCAAACATCAGTTTGTTGTCGCTGGTCCAACTCCGCATCCCAACCTGCATCCCGGCCGTCGGGTTGCTGTTCGTGTGCAAGTCCCATAGCAGCATATATTGGCCGCTCGCCCGATCCCACATGAAGTCAGGGATGTAGGTCTCTTCCAAGTACCACACCACAGCGCCGACTGGGAACGATGCAAACCCGGACAGGTCGGCTCGTCGCGCGCCGGGCTCTGATGTCTCGGTGTCGTTGCTGTCAATGGCCAGGCGCAAGCACGTGCGCCCGCCCTTTGTCACCTTCCCGAATCTAAGGTTGGACCCGTCAATCAGCGACGACTGCCCGGCTGTGTAGCCAGATTCTGTGAGCGAGCTCAGGGTGGTCCAGTCCTGCCCATACTGCACCGCGCCAGGCATTGAACTAATGGGCTGCGACGCGCGAAAGCTCGCAACCGGCACGATGCTCTGCGCGCTCGCAATTGTGATGATCACGCTGCCGTATGCGCCGGCGGCGTTGGAGTCAATCGCGCTGATGTTGTACGTCGCCGAGCCGACTGTCCCAGCAACGCCGGACAACGCAGCATTGCCCGAGCTTATCGTCAGGCCAGGCACTTGAGGGTTGATCTGCGCCGTGTATGGCGGCGCCCCATTGATGAACCGCACAGGGACAATCGGGCTGACCACTTGCCCAGTCGTGAAGGTCAGCGTCGGCATGTCGACAATTGCTTGGAATGCAGCGTTGGCGGCAGCCGCGGTGACTGTGTACTGTGTGGCCCCTGTGAGGCCAGACGAGACCTCAATCCCTCCAATGACGGCGCGCTCGACGATCTGCACAATGTCCGGCGGGTTGACGTTGCCGTCAACGTTATATGCGGCATTGGTGCTCGAGTAGCCGGCGATGTTGTGCGCGCCGTTCACATAGAAGTCCCACGTCCTGCTCGTTGGGGTCACAGGCGTGTTGAATTCGTTCACCCACGTTGCCGCCGTTATCGCGTACGACTGCCCCTTGTAGATCAACCCGCCCGACACTCCCTGCAGCGTTGGCAGCGATGTGGCATGCGTGCCCACCGTACCGGATATCGTGACCGAGTTCGATGCCGCTCGAGGAGCAGAGGGAACTCCCAAAGGTGAAATTGCGATCACATCGCCAGTGATCACCTTCCCGTTGTTTGTTGACCCAGGCAAGAACGTGTTTACGGTTGTCGATCGAGTGCTTTGCGCGGTGCCGTTCGCATAGAACAAGTACGAGAATGTGCAGCCTCCGATGTTTGCTGTCCCACTGTTGAGCGTCAGCACCTGAGTTGACGGCTGCGTGCCTGAAGGCGATATGCTCGGGTCGACGGTAAAGCCGGGCACGTTCCCGGTGACCGGCCCGACAAGCGCGCTCGTCGATGGGCTACCGAGTGCCCCCGTGACGCTGTCGCGCGGAGTCTGCGTGACAGACAAGTAGAAGGTTATGTCCGCCGCCGATTGATTGTGGGTCGTCGTGATTTCGTTTGGGATCGGCGCGCGCGGGTTCGATGCGTTTTCGCGATTCCACGTCCACGAGTTTGTGTAGTTGTGTCCTCCGCTCGTGGTCACGTTGCCGGCCACCGCCGTGAGCACAAGGCCGACTCCGAGGTTCCCAGTGATGGTCGGTGGGGAAGTTACTACCGGAGCGTTCCCGCCCCCCTGCATGAACGCCGACACGTTGGCGGCGAACTGCGCCAGCGTCTGCCCGCCCGGCAGCCCCGACACCTTGCCGGCGTCGAGCACGTTCTTCGCTTTCGTCAGGTCGTTGATGTCCGCGGCGGGTGGCAGCCCCGCCACCGCTGCTTGTGCCGCCGCTACCGATCCAGCAAGCGAACGAATGCCATATCCGATCGTCCCGGCCCCGTACTGAACAGCCTCACTGTATTGCCCTTGCGCTGTCTCGCGCAGCGCTCTATCGAGCCAACTCAGAGAAAGTGGCGTGCCCTTCGGGCCAAAGGTGTCTGTATATGCCATCGCTTACCTCCGGCAAGCGTGGCCGCCACTAGCGCTTGAAGCACGTGCACGACGCGCAGTGAGCGCGCTCAGTGAGCCTTGCTCCGTGCGGATGGGCCTTGGCCCATAGCTCAAGATTCTCTGGCCGGTTGTCGCTCTTGATGCCGTTCTTGTGGTGCACATGCTCGTCTGCCTCAAGATACCTGCCGATCATCTTCTCCATCACAAGGCGGTGCTGCAGGACGTAGCGCCGCTTCGTGCCTTCGATGCTAGGGTGGCCGTGGGCTATTTCAAGCACGTATCCTCGTCGCATGGTCGTTCCGCCCTTCCAGCGGCTTGACTTCTCCATTGCGGCCCGGCCTGGATCGACCGCATGGCTCGCCTTTGCTGCGCACGCGTGTCCGCAAAAGATTGCGCGCTGCGTCTTCCCTCTGTACGGAGGCAGATATTCCTCTTTGCACCATTCGCACACAGCAACGTAGACGCGCGTCCTGCATTGCCTTGCCCCGTACGTGTACCACCATTGTCCGGATTCGTCCTTCGAAAACTGATCGCTCGTTGGCTTCATTGCGGCCCCTTGTTCAACAAGGTCGCAATCTTACCATTCAAATGTACTCAATGTAGCTCGAACACGCCCCCCGCGTTAATTTGCACTGTAAGCGTGTTCGGCGAGGTGACGTTGAACTGCGCCGTCGTCAGTTTCGACCAGCACACCGGCCTACCGCCAGATACGCCGATCACCGCGTACTTGCAGTTGACGAGCGTCGAGCCCGAGGCGGTGAACACAAGGTCGGTCGCCGTGAGCTTGTACGACTTCGCGCTCGCACCTACCGTCCATCCCAGGCCTGCCACCGCTCTGCCGCCGGCGGCATACCCGCCGCGCGCTGAGATCTCGCCGGTGATGCTCGCGAAGGTGGAGATCGTCAGCGTCTCAGCGTTCGACGCCGAGTTCGTGAGTTTCATCTTCATGGCGGTCGTGCCCAGATTGATCTGGGTGCCGCCGTTGTTGGAGCAGATGTTTTTCTTGACCTTGTTATACAAAACCCAAGCAGTAGCGGCCATGGTCAAACTCCTTTAGCGCGGTGGGTGCAAGGATAGCTAATTTGTTGCCTCTGATGTGGCCACTTCCCCGAGCAGTTCGGAGATCTCTGCACCGGCGCCGACCTCGATGATCTTGGCAATCAGCCCGTCGCCGTAGACGCAAAGGTCGACCTCGTCACCTAGCAAGCGGATCATGTCGACCATCTCTGTGGCCTGTTTGACCATCCACGGGTGGCACTGGAAAACCTTCCCGCCGCAGGTGACGGGCACCACGATCTGTCCATCGTTTTCGGGCTGACAGTAGGCGTGATGGTCCTGATCCGTCAGGCACGAGTCCAGGCCGAACACATGCATCTGCCTGAATCCGAGCATGCGCAGCAGCGGAATGGCGCGCAGCACCACCGTCGTACCGCCTGGCGTCGGGTAGTAGCACCCCTTCTTGTCGATCACGAACTGGGCGAGCTCGTCGCTCAGGCCGCAATGCCACAGGTACGTGCGCTCCCGCGGCAGCGGCTCGAGCGTGCTCGGGTGAGCCTGTGATGCGATCAGGTACTGGCACGTATCGACGATCGGCAGGACGAATCGTTGATTGAACGGCCGTGCATCGAGCACGACTTGCGCGCTGGGCACCATGCCGCGCTCGATGGCCCACGCATACGCTCCGTTGACCGTCACCAGGGCTGCGCCATCGGCTCGCAGTTTCTTGATCTCGTCGACATGGTCGTTCAGCGACGGCCCGCCGCCAAGCAAGATGAGCTCGCGCTGCTGCAGGTTGTATGGACGCACATGCTGCCAACCTGCTGAGATGTTCTCGCGCGCCTGCGCCTCTGCCACCTGCTCGGGCACGTTCAGCGCGCCAAGCACGACATCACTCGCCTCTTTCCATGCTGTGCAGTAGACCGTGTACTCAAGGTCGGTCCTGCTTTCCCAATGAATGACTGCGCCGGCGTCAGTGAGCCGCTTGCGCCACATCGACGCCGGCTGCACGGTGAGGTGCAGCACCTCGCCAATCATGTTGCCGTAGCCCTCTTCGTGCAGCGCGATCTTGAAGAACACGTGCTGCGCGCTTGCCAGGATGTTGTGCAGCACCCGATCGACATCGTCTGTCGGGATGTGCTCCATCACGTCAGTGCAGAACCCGTAGGCTGCGGTCACCTGTGGCGTCTGCGTCAGGTCGTGCTCGACGAACTTGATGCGGTCCGGCTGCGTCTTGCAGTACTCTGCAACCTCCTCGTCGAGGCAGTTCGGTGCGATGTCAAGCATCGTGACCCGCATCTTGCCAAGGGCAGCGAGCAGCCATGCGCCACGCCCAGTGCCCGCACCGAAGTCGATGCACTCGGCGTGCGCAGGGATCTTGGCGACGCTGAGAAACTCTAGCGCTGACTGCTCGCCTGGAGCGTTCTCCCTGTACTCGGGACGCGCCCACATGCGCACGTACTTGTCGCGCTCCGGGTTGGGATGCCCGGCCAAGTGCGCGGCCGACTTTTGAATGAAGGTGTCGACCGCCTCTTGATTCACTTGAGCAGCCCCTTGCGGTAGCACTTCGCGACGATGAACGATGCGCGGCTGATCAACTCAGGGCTCGGCTCTTGCCGCTTCGACCATGCCTGCATCAACTCGTTGATGATCGCTGCGCACTCCTCCTCGAAGGTGGGCGCAGGCTCGACCTTGATGGTCGGCACCATGCCAACCAGGCCAGCAGATCCAACGTCGCTCATGTTTCACCTCTTCGTAACTTGCGGCGCAGCGCGTTTATGTGGTCCTTGTTCTTGGCCCGATACGCGCGCTGATATTCCCTGAAGCAGTCGCGATGCCAAAACCCAGTCCCCACTTGCTTCATTTCGTGCATGTTGCTGTGGTTCTTGCACCAGACACACGGCCGGCCATCATAGTCGCCGATCGCCTGCATCCCGCGCATTCGAGCATGCAGCAGCATGTGGTATGCCTGATCTGGGCAGATGACCAGATTCGTCGGCACATTGTTGAACCTGTTTTCATCTACGTGATGAACGACTGCGCCACGCGGCAAAGGGCCGCCCAACGCCTTTTCAGCAACGTGGATGTGCGTCTCACGACGCCTGCCGTTCACCGTCGATCTCGGATAAATCTGGGGCATCTCTCTCCTTCCAAAAGGCCTGCATCGACCCGTCCGGCATTCTCCGCCCAACCAATACTTTACCCATTCGTTCGTCGGGTGGATTGCGCGGCTTGAATGCGTTGACCGTCGTGTCGCCCACCTCTACATTGATCTCTGGCCGATGCTCGACGATGGTGGGGGGCTGCGCGGCAGCGACCTTGGCAACCACGGCGGCAATCCTGTCCGGGTCGAGCATAGCCAAAGCAGACGCCAACATCTTCTCTGCTGCTGTCTCTTTGGCCGGCGCTTTCTGCGCGCCAGGCGCTTCATCGTTGGTGTCCGCATTTGGATCTGGCGCCTTTGGCACTGGCACTTGCTGCCCTGTTTCGTCGACCATCATGCCGGGTGGCGGTGGCTCTGGGAATGCTTCCTTGCGCTGATCTGGAGTCATCGCCATCATCCCGAGCTCTTCGCGCGCCTCATCGGGCGTGATCACCTTTGCCGCGATGTAGGTCGAGTGGATCGTCGCCTTGACATCAGGCGCGACTTCCTGATTCTTTTTCCACGTGAACTTGACGCCGAGGTACTCTCCGCCGAGGTGAGTCTTCAGCAGAAAGTTGATCTTCGTGTCGAGCCACTTCATCAGCGGGAGCAAGCCCTCCTCTTTCGCTGACTCTGCGCCCTGCTGTGCTGTTGCCCTGTTTACCTGCATGATGAACGGCGTCGGAGGGATGCTGAACGCAAAGCAGATCACGCGCGCGAGCCACTCGTCGTACTGATCCTTGAGCACCGCCTCTTTCGGGAAGAGGATGTTGTCCAGGCTTGGGATGAAGCGCATCTTGCGTTTCTGCGCTGCGTTGCCCTCCATTAGCGAGTCCCACCACAGTTGAAAGTCTTGGATCTGTTTCGCGGTCCAACCCTCTGGCACCTGTGCGATCGCCTCTGGAATGTTGCCCTCGCTGTAGTACGCCAACTGCGACAACTGCCGGCGCATCGCGATGTTGACGGTCATCATCACTTGCTCGACAGGCGATAGGCCATAGATCCGACTCGAGCGCGGATTGCGCATCATGTACGTCAGGTCGTCTGTCGTGTAGTCGGCGGCCGGGATGCCTTTCAGGATCTGCTGATATGCGGGGTCAGGGGGCAATGGCGTGCGCCCTGAGATATCGAGCACGCGCTTGATCGTCGCTCCGTCCACCAGTTCAAGCCCGTACAGTTTCCCGCCCTTCGTCTTGCGCGGGTAGACGCACACAGCATCGATTACCAACATGTCCTCGACGACCATGCTAATCCAGTCATCGAAGTCATGCTCTTTGTCTGGGCGCTCCATGAAATCGGACACGACCTTGATCTGGTCGGCGAATATCGTCGGGTCTGCCTTCTCGTCGACAGGCATCACCTCCCATTCGTAGGCCTTCACCTGATCCTTGCGCGTCTCGATCACCAGGCGCATCAGGTCGTACGAGTCCGCGATCCCGCGCAGTTGGCTGAACGAAAACTGCTCTTCTGAACGCGGTTGAAAGCGCAGGTTGAGCGCGACTGGATAGTCGAATGCCCGACCTTCTGTCTTGTCCTGCGCAACAGGCGCAAGCGGCTGTCCAGGGCCGAACCATGATTCAGGCGTAACACCGCTGAGCACGTAGCGCATGCCCTGCTTGACCCGTTCGATCACGCCTGGCGCGATCTGGGTGCCAATGTCTTCGCGTGCTGCCACTGTCAGACTTTCGACGTGAACTTGAACCCACGCTTCTTAGCTTCTGCCTCAACGTGCAGCCGTTCGCTATGGTAGAAGATGCCGGACTTGCCGTTTAGCGCATCAAGTACGTCTTTGTTCGACCATCGCGGCAGGCCCTGAAGATGTCGTGGCAGGCTTTCATTGAAGGGCACGTCACGCCTTTTGACATGCTGCACCCATGCGTCTGTGCCTACTTCGGGCTCGGCGCCACCGCCAGATGTCCACCGCCCGCGCTCATCGCGGGGTTGGTCCTCACTGTATTTTTCGAACATCCCCGACGGGGTGACGGCCAACGGCTTACCGTATGCAGCCTTGATCAGGTCTGTGACTTCGGACATGGCGACCCCCTTGCAATGCCCGCCTATTGTGCCGTTTCGCCTTGTCGTTGTGGGGCTGCCTGCAGCGACGGGTTTTCGTGCGTCCCTCGGCGCAACTTGTGCCGATGCATTCGGAATCTCTGCTTCACGTGTGTGCTTGATCCGATGTAGCGTTTTCCGTTGCGCTCATTAACGATTGCATAGAGCGCCGGGACTGCTCGGCTTCCGTCTGCTGCTCTTTTGCCAATGCCTGCTGTTGCATCCATTGCTGAAGCCCTGTTGTTGCGTCGCGCTGCTTGCGCCAAGTGAAAAACTGTGTCATCGCGTCGATCTCATCATCGTCCCCGCCCTCTGCCCCGGTGAAGCGCGCTGCGGATGAGAGAAACGTCTCGATGCCGGGGTCAAGGCTCGGGTCTGGCAAGAATATATTCCCTGCCTCAAGCTCGGGCGTCATTGCATAGGCGCGCGAGGCTTTCCCACCCTCTGGGTTGATGCCAATGAGTGCGCCGAACGATGCGCTGAGACTGTCAATGACTGCGTCGCCATTTGCTTTTGCCTCAACGAGACACGCGACATAGTCGCCCCAACGAAACATGACAGAGCGCAACGCCTCAACCGTGGCGGTAAAGCTCAAGCGCTCCTTGATGCGGTGAATCAAGTACTTGTTCGCCCCTTTGTTCCCCCAAACATGGATGGCAACGAAGTCGCTCGTCTGCAGATTCTTGAACGTGCAGTCCACGCTGATCACGACCTCGTCGAATTCGGGCAGCGCCTTGTAGAACTTCCACTTGCTGCGATCGAAGATGTAGCCGCCCCGAGGGTCTGGCCGCTGCTGCAATTGCGCGTTGGTGTGATACGTGCCAAGCGCGTGCTCCATGTCGCTGACTGCGACCTCGCCAAGTCGATCGGGGAACAAGAGCTCGCCCTCGACTGTGCGCGGGTCCTTGAACCCGAGGATCGTCGTCTTGGTGTACTTCGCTTCGTAGCGCATGGGTAGGACAAGGTGTTCCCAGCCGCGCTCCTCGGCGAGCACGTAGCCGGTCGTGTCGCGCTCATTGAGGCGCTGATGCACAAGCACGATCGCGTCGCGCTCCGGGTCGTTTGCGCGCGTGCTCACCACACCCTTCCACCACTCGACGCCGGCTGCGACCTCGACAGGGCTGTCTGCCTGCCGCGGGTTGATCGGGTCATCGATGATGCGTCGATTGCCGCCGAAACCTGTGCCGGCCGAGTCTGTCGACGTTGCAACGCGCGAGCCGCCTTTGTTGTTTTCGTATCGGGTCTTGACGTTCTGGTCACTCGACATCGCGAACAGGTGCCCGTAGGCAGCCTGGTATCGCGACGATTCGATGATCTTGCGCGATGCAACAGCGTCACGCGTGGACAAGTCCTTGGCGTAGGACGCTGTCAGGTACTGCAATTGCGGCATGTGGATCCACTCCCACGCCGGCCATGCCTGGCTCACCAGCGTCGACTTCAACTGCCGGAACGGCATGTTGATCACGAGCTTTTTGATCTCGCCGCGGGTGATTGCCTCGAGGTGCTCGCAGATGGCGTGCACGTGCCAGTTGTCGCGATATTCGACGTTCGGCTGCAGCGCCGGCCAGGCGAACAGGATGAAGAATTCGTGAAAGCTTCTGCGCGCAGCCTCGCCGTCGAGCGCTATTGCCGTCGGGACTTTTGCGTTGAGCTCTGCAAAGTCAAGATCCATGCTGCGCACGATACTCGCGCACGGCAACGACGAGGTCGCCCCACTCTTGGGGCGGCGGGGTTAGGTTGCCACTATCCACCAGCCGGCACGCGGCGCGCACTACGGCGTCCATCTTGAGCGCCGTTTCCCGAGCAGCGTTGGCGATGCGGATCTGACCTTGTAGCGCTTGCGCGGCCTGGTGCGCTGCTTCGTCGGCTCGATTCATGGCTTGCCCCCTACGCATTGCCAATACCACGTCCTCTTTGTGTCGGCCGCTGAAGGCACCATTGCGCCGCCGCGCATGTTGCACTGCTCAAGCGCGGCCTTTGGCGGCCTGATCGGGTCGCTCTTGAACGCCAGCAAGATCAGCCCGATGCAGATCATCGCAAACGCTGCGTAGATGAGGTAGCGGATCACGCCTTGGGCCTCAAGATGTCCATCACCTGCTCGGGCAGGGAGCGCTCGCCGCCCCCGTGGCGGGCCAGAATTTCGCCGCACAGCCGCCTGGCCGCCTCATTCCCGCGGCCCTTGCCACCCTTCATGGCAATGACCACCTTGTCGCCATCGACCCGTACCCCCCTCATCGCCATCTTCTGCTGCGTAGTGAATTCGTCATCGCGAAGGCGCTGGGCAGCCGAATAACTCACTGCGTTTGCGCGCTCGGACTGGATTTTCTGCTGCTCCTCAAGCATTTGCTCGCGCAACATTGCGACGACGACGATCTCCACCAGTTCGCCCACGCCATAGAACGATAGGCTTTCCAACTGGAAAAGAGCGTCTGCAGCGGCTTTCTTCATTGCCGGCGTAGGGTAGGCAGGGTCCGCCCCTTTTGGCCCAACCTGGGCCCGCCTGGCAATGCTGGCGGCCTTTTCAGTCATGGTCGCCCCTGCGCCTCTTGTCCTGCTTGCGCCAGTCGAGGATGGCGACCACCACGACGATCAGCAGGCCGACCAGACCGGCGCCCGCCAACACTTCCAGTGCTTGCATGTCGATCTCCGTCAAGCTTCGTCCTTCGTGCCGGATGCGATCCGGTCGAGGATCTGGCGCACCCCGCGCAGCCGGGCGATCTCCTCGTCGTCGAGGCGCTGCAGGTCAGGCGCCTGCGACTGCACGTAGAGGTTCTGGTTGATCACTGCCGGCGTGCCCTGGACGTGTCCAGAGACAACGCCAACCTGTTTCTCTGCTGCGACCGCTGCCCCGTACTGGCCATCTTGCGTGGCCAGGTTGCGCAAGTGTTCGAGGTTTGCGATGTGCTCTTGCAGGGTCAGGGCGCCGCGTTCTTGCACGACCTTCCCCAGTTCCCAGATCCTTGCCGCCACATTGGGAATTTTCAGGATCCGGCACCCCTGTTCGTTAATCGACTTCGGGGTCATGTCCAGCGAGTACCCCGCCGCTCGGTAGGCGTCGCTCGCATTGCGGCACTTCGCATAGGCGACTGCGAATGCCTCTTGCCTTGCTGTCAGATGATGTCTTGGTGCGCCCATGATCAGAAACGGGGCGACGGCGCAAGCGAGTGCAGCATCTCTGCTTCAGCCAGAGCTACCTTGCGCAGCGCCCTGGCCCTTTGACTCCGTCCCGTGCTGAGTATCACGGTTAGCCCCTGGGGGTGTATGGGGTGCAGTATGCCACCTGTCAAGGCGCCTTCGGCGGTGGTGCTACCGATTCCCGATCATTGCCCGTCGGCTGATATCCGGGGCCGCACGCGGCGAGGTAAGGCCCAGCGGAACACGGTCGAAGCTCGGCTTTGAGCAATGCGTTCTCGTCTTCTAGTTCTTTCAATCTCTTGCGATGGCCGTTGCCCTGAATGAATGCGTCGTCGCAAACTTCTTGGTAGCGTTGCTTGAACTTCTGAACATCTACTCGCATCGCCTCGACCTCAGCGTCACGGGCTTGCCAAGCATCCCACGCCGCGGTGTCTGGGAAGTCCTCATAGACTCGCCCCCGACGTTCCCACCATTCATCGAATGCTTCTCTGCTCATGGTCATCCTTTCGCTGCTGCTAGGACTGCGTATCGTGGCACCTAACGGGTGCCGGTCGGCGTGCTGACTTGGGCCGTGCCCACCCTGCACACGCTTCGGGAGCAGCAATTATGCGCCTACCCCTTAGTCTGGGTCAACCCGTTTTTTCGCGCGCGCCGCTCCTGCTTCCACCGATCCTCGATTGCCGCCCCTGACCGCTGATCGAACCCTGCCACTCGCATCGCGCGCTTGGCCTGCTCCCTTGTCTGTGCCGCGCGCACGATCTCGAGCTCTTCCTTCGACCACGGTTGTCGCTGCATCGCATCCCCTCGGCAATGGAACTTCCAACAGGTCGCCGCCCGCCTGCAGGTAGTCGTAGCGCAGATGGAACAGCCGAATGCGCAACAGGCACCGAGCGATCGGGCTGGCCGTCATGCTGAAGGCTTGTGCAACGTCGGCGTACTCGGCGCGCACGCGACCCTTGGCCCGCTTCGCTGCTGTGCCTGGCGTCATGATCATGCGAACTCCGCGAGCGCGTAATTCGCGATCAGCAACGCCTCGGCTCGGTTGTGGTGCTTGGCGAGCTTGAGACTTTCGAGCGCGCCTGGGAACAGGCGCCTTGCGCACACCAGCCCGGCGTGCTTGTCGCTCGTGAGCCCGTAGCGCTTTTTCCATCGCTGAGCGTCGACCCACTCGCACCGATAGCCGCAAGCAGTGATGACACCCTCGATCACGCCGCGGCTGTGCGCCAACGATGCGATCGCGCTTCCGCCCGCAAGGCCCGGCGCAAGGAATCGAACGTCCTCGACGGCGAAGGTGATCGGCTCACCCAGCCCCCACCGCTGACGAATGTCGCTCAGCATGAGCATCAGAGCCCGGCCGTCGACTTTTCGGTGCTTGCGCTTGGTGTTGCCCTTGACTGCCATCGTCGGCAGATCCTGCACCTCGACTCGCCTGCTGTCGTCGATGTTGTGGTCGATCACTGCGAGCGCGCCTGTCGTGCCTGGGTCAATGCCGATGATGATCACAACACGACCCTTGCTTGGCTTGAATACTCAACGAAGGCTGTTGGCTTACGCGCCGACGACCTACAAAACTGTTGCGATGCGACGTTGAAGTACAGCCAGAATTTTCTGTGCTGCACGTCACCATTTCTCTGCTTGTGAAGCTCGAGCAGCGCGTCGGGTTTTTCGTCGTCGGCCTCGTCCTCTTTGCGGGCCGACCACACGCTGAACACATTGTCTGCTGCGTCTGTGATCTTCCCGCTGCCTGCCACGTCCATTTTTCCAGGTGCCGCCCCCTCATCGCGAGGCTTTCTTGGGTGTGCCACCAAGTGCACGTGAGCGTTGTGTGTCTTTGCGAAGTCGGTCAGTTGCTGCATCGCTTTCTTCTGTTGCGTCAACGCGCCTGGCCCATCCTCTGGGACGTCCGTCATCATCAGCGAGTCAATCACGAACTGCGTTACCCCGTATCGTTTCGCTGCGTATGAGAACACCTCACTCAACCTCGCGATCGTCGATGTGCCAGTGATTTTGATCAGCCAGTACTTGTCATGCACCCACTCCCCAATGGCGTCGATGTATGCCGGGGTCGGCATGTCTGTTCCGGACGCCTGCTTGACAAGTCGCTTGGCCTGCGTGCCTGGGGACATCTCGCCCGAGAACACGCACACAAGCTCGCCTTGACTCATCAGGCCAAGTTGCACTTGGTTGAGCATGAGGCTTTTCCCGTGGCCATTGATGCCGGTCCAGATGCTCACCTCGCCAGGCCTGAACTCCACGCATGCTTCGTATCGCTCACCAAGCAGCAGCATCGGCAGTCGCTTTGACTCCGGGGCCGGGTAAAGCATGCTCTTCACTTCGCCAAAAAATGTGGCGATGCTCACCAACTCGTCTGGGTCTTTTGTCTTCGCCGCCTTCAGTGCCGCGTGAAAGTCTTCACCGCTCGCCCCGTCCTGCAGCCATTGGTTCGCGTCCTTCGCTCCGAATTGCACAACCTTGCAGCGCTCGATGCCGAGTCTGTTTGCTACTTCGCCAGCCCCCTTTCGACCAGCCTCGTCATCATCGAAGCACAGCCAGATTTCGCTGAAGCGCTCAAGCCGTTCCCAATCGTTTTCAACCCACTGATGATTCCCGGCGCCGGCATTCACCGACAGCGCTGGGATCTTGAACTGGTGCAGCGTCATCGCATCGATCTCGCCTTCGCAGATTGCGATGCTGCGCACGTTCGGTCCGATGAGGTGCCAGCCGAATAAGCATGGCTCAGCGCCTGCCTCTTGCCGCATGTCGCGCTTGGTTTTGGTGTCGCGATACTTGACGTTGATGAGCTTGCCATCACGGAAGTACGGAAAGGCCGCTTTCCCTGCAACCTCTCGCACCTTGAAGTCCGCGATGGTCTGCTCGTTCAACCCGCGCGACATCAGCCACGCCTTCACCGATTCACCGCTTGAGGTTTGCTTCGGCACCTCTGGTCGCTTGTACTCGCGGTGCTGCTCGCGGCGCGGCATCTCACTGATGCCCAGGTAGGACCGAGCTTCTGTCAGCGCTTCTGCAATGCTGATCGAATGAACGCTAGCCCAAAGATCGAGAAGGTCGCCACCCTCGTCGGCCGCGAAGTCGCGCCACAACCCCTTCTTCGCCCCGCTGAGTCTCACCGACAGCGATGCGCCCTCTTCGCCGGCAACGCTGCCAGCCTTCCATTCCCCGCTCATGCGCTTGCCGTTCGGCAGTAGGTGCTGCGCCACATCTGCGGCGCGATCAGCAAGCCGCTGGGCGACATCGTGGGCATTCATGCCGTGACCTTTTTCCCATTGGCGAACGACTTGAAATTCTTGGCGCTACAGCCTTCGTTCTCGGCCTCAAACCGCGTCTTGAATCCTGCCTCGATTGCCCACGCCGGCTTTGCGTCATCCAACAGGCTGCCCTGCGCCGGCTTTTGCGACGGGGATCTTTCTGCTGCCTGCAAGACCCAGTTCACCCAAGTCCGATTCCAATCGAGCTTGACGGCATCTTTCCCCGCCTTGGCCGCCCAGAAGTTGGAAAACTTCTCAAGCTCGACACCTGCTCGGTCACCGAGCAACGCTTTCGCCCTAGCAAGTCCGGCCTCATTCGGATTCCAGGGTGAAGGCAAACGAGTTCCGCGTTTTGTTGGACCCGGCGCAGCCTGCGTCGGGCTACTACTCTCAACTCTAGTTCTTTCTCTTAATTCAGGTTCAGGTTCAGGTTCAGGCGGTTGGCCAACAGTTGAAAACCGTGACTCACCGTTTGATTTGATGTTATGTCGTTGATTATTCGGGCTTTTTTCTTTTGTTGACAATCTCAGAAGTTCGTCAACCTTCAGAAGCGCATCTGGGTCGTCCGCAAGCAAGGATCGCTCGGGAAGTGGGTGCTTGGCGCGCTTTATTTGGAGCCGCTGGCCGAATTTAGGGATAAACCCCAGTTGCCTCCGCCCGACTTGGTATGTACGGATCAGGTCCACATCGATCAGTTGCTGAACGAGTTTTTCTGCGTGCTCGCGCTTCAGGTCGGCGATCCGAGCAAGCCTGAATGGCGTTGCCTCAAAGAGGCCTAGATCGTCTGCAGACAGGATAATGGTGACGTACAGCCACCGTGCCTCAACCGTCACGGAAAGGACGGCTTCTGAGTCGAGCAGCCCGTCCCTAATCAGTCGTTGCGGCATGCGCGCCCCCGCTCTTCTTTTTCGTACTCCATCACCCAGCGCGCGCGGGAGACTGATCTCAACCGCAGTGCAAGCCAACACAGGCGCAGCAACCGCATCGCTCGACTCCAAAAGCAGACGCCCAGTCGGCTGCGCACGCGAGTGTCGGCTCGCCCGGTTGCCCGGTGATGCGCATGCGACTGGGCGTCGATGCAATGACGGTGCTGCCGACACAGCCCGAAGTGGCGATTATGCCACTGGGAAAGCAACTATAGGCTTTTCAGGTGTCGTTTTGGCAGCAAGAATTCTGCGAGCCGCTGCACCTTGTCGTACGCGATGTCGTGCCCGCTGTCGCCGTTGCGCAGCCTGCGCAGCGTGTCGTAGGAGACGCCGCAGGCCTTCTCGATCGCCGACAGGCTGCGGTCAGGCCGGAGCAGTTCGGCGCGCACCTGCTCTTTGAGGTTCGGGACTTTCATGGCCGGCACGATACACGCAAAAGTGCATGCGCGTCAAACCCCCCCCTTACTCGTCGCGCTCTTCGCGCACGCGATCAGCCCGCTCGTCTGCGCGGATCTCCTGTTCCTTCTCGGCGTCGAAGAAACCCGACAACGCAGCCTCGCGGTGCGCATCGAACTCGTTGCCGTCCGGCACGCGCGGCCAGCCGTTGTAGCCGCGTTCGTACTCAAGCGCCGCGGTCGCCGACTTGTACTCGCGACGGCGGCCGACGCGCGCGCGGTACACGGTCGCGCTCTCGATGATCGTCGCGCTGTTGGCGATCGTGTGCAGCAGTTGGTCTAGGTTCATTTCATTCCCCTTTCTTGGATGTGCAGCGGAAGGCCAGCGCGCACGCTTGCGCGACCGGCAACTTCACGAACTTCTCTCGGTTCACGTCGTTCAGCGCGTCCCACACCTGGCTGACCACGCTTGCAGACCACAAGTCCACGAAGCACTCGTTCACCTTCGCGCCCTGCTTCTCGTCAACGATGCGCTTGATGCGCTCGATGCCCGCCTGACCGATCGGGCTGGTTCGCACAGCCCACCTCATTTCACGCTTGGTCATAAACCCTCCTTGTCAAGCCGATTGTCTCACATCTGCGCCGCCAATTGTTGATCCCCGTCAGCACTTCTGCGCACATCTGTGGCACAATGGAGGTGTTGAAAATGAACAGGAGGACGGAATGAGTGCTGTAGTCAAACTGAGCGACCGGGCCCTGGCCGCACAAGTCGACCGCTTGGGCGAACTGAACGGGCAAATCGCTGCGCTGAAGAAGCGCGCGGATGAGTGCAAGGATCGCTTGATCGAGTCCGGCTATGCAGAGATCGAAGGCAAGAAGTACCGTGCCTCGATCGTGCTGCGCGAGTCGGTCAGGCTCGACCAGAAGATCGTGCGCGGGTTCCTGAGCCCGGCCGAGATTGCTGCTGCCTCGCGGGTCGTCGAGTCGGTCAGCGTCTGCTTATACGACCTGTAGAGGAAAGCATGTTCAACGGTTATTTCATCAACGCGGCCCGCCGGGCGTTCGTGGCGCTGCACCCGCACTGGGGGTGCCGCATGCTGGCCTACACGGCAGCCGAGCGCGCCGAGGAGCATGACTTCATGGCCGCCTACATGGCAGGGGGTGAACTGTGAACAGCAAGCAAGCAATCGCGAAACTGCGCAAAGCGCTCGGCCCCAAGTTCGCCTACCGCATTGACCAGTTCGCGCTCGGCGCAGAAGAGCGCGCAGAGAAGCGCGAGCAGTGGCAACTGCTGAAGCGCATCGCCGACGAGGCCGTTGCCGCCCGCAAGGCGCGGTATGCCGAGATCCTCAAGGATCCGGTCTACCTCGACCTGCACGCGAAGGCGCTGATGGCCACCGAGGCGGCCGAGATTGCGGCCCGCGGGCTCAACGCCAAGCGGGTAACCGTTGGGCGCGACATCGGGTGGGCATTCTCGGTCGTGGCCGACGGCAACAACTGGTCCGAAGTCGTCGAGAAAGTCTGTAGCCCGCAGATTTGCGTTGACACGTAATGCGCAGATATGAGAAAATCTACTTGAAGACAGAGCAACAACTAGGAGGTTCCAAATGATCCGTTCCCAAGCCCATCTCAGCCAATCGGCCGGGCAGTTATTGCCGGCCCAACATGCAGCCCAAGCGTGGCACGACCTGGCCGACGAGCAAGACGACTGGCTCGACGTAGCCCCCTGCGAAGCGTGCGCTGGCGACGCGCAACCGATCGGTTCCCTCGGCTCGCTGCAGCACTACCGCTGCGTGTGCTGCGGCTGGACCTTCGCTCAGCGCAAGTAGGAGCGCAGCGGCAAGGGCAACCAGCCTTTGCCGGTGCATTTCGCGCCCCCGCAGCAGCGGGTCAACCACTAGGAGATTTTCATGTCCACGAACCTGATGCAAGCTTCCAACCAGTGGCGCTCGCGCCCGGCCGACGAGAGATTTCTGAACCTTGTCGACATGCAGGAGCACTTCAAGCACATCCGCGACAACAGCCGCGCCGCTGTGATCTCAAGCCGCGGGCTCGCAGTAGCGCCGGTCGAGGGATCGCACGAAGGCCTGCAAGCCGTCATTCGAGGCGATGACAGGCCGCTCGAACTGACGCACTGGTCATTCGGGCAGATTTGCCAGCGTGCCGGCGCGCCAGCAGGATACCTGCGCGAGATCCCGAGCGAACTCGCCGCTGACTGCGTCAACTATGGGCTGCATGTCAACCGCGATATGGCTGACGTTGGTGTGCTGTCCTATCGCAACGGCGGCGATCCGATGCTGCGTGCGGTGACCGGTCCTGCATACGGTCGGGTCTGGAACGAAACGCTGACCAACGCTCTGGTGCGCCGCTTCGGCGACGGCATCAGCGGCAACTTCAAAGTGCCCGGCGAGTTCGGCCGCGATGTCGTTGTCACCAAGGACAACACGACCTTGTACGCCAGCGACCGCGACATGTTCGTGTTCTTGGCAGACGAGAAGAACCGCATCGAGATCCCGAATCGGCGCAACGGCGAGAGCGGCTCCCTGGCCCGCGGGTTCTTCATGTGGAACAGCGAGGTCGGCGACAAGACTTTCGGCGTGGCCACGTTCTACTTCGACTACGCGTGCTCAAACCGCATCGTGTGGGGTGCGGAGGGATATAGCGAGATCACGGTGCGCCACACCGCGAGCGCGCCAGACAAGTGGATCGAGCAGGTTGCGCCGGCAATCGAGCAGTACGCGAACGCGCCGACGACCAACATCGTCGCTGCGGTCGAGCGCGCGCAGAAGGCCAAGGTCGAGAAGCTTGACGACTTCCTGGCCAGCCGCTTCACGAAGAAGGTGGCCACTGCTGTCAAGGCGGCGCACATGGCTGACGAGCAGCGCCCGATCGAATCGCTCTGGGATGTGGCCACGGGCATCACTGCCTTTGCCCGCTCAGTCCAGCAACAAGACGAGCGCGTCGGCCTTGAGCGCGAGGCCGGCAGGATTCTGAGCCTCGCGAAGTAACGACCCGTCATCAACCAGAGGGCGGCCCACTCGGGCCGCTTTCATCACGGAGACACCAACACCATGTTTTTCGATCCCAAATCCCTCACACCCGGCAGCACGCACAGCATGCGCGTTTTCATCCAGGGCACCCCGCTGGACGGCTACTTGGTCTGCTCGATGTCGCCAGGCTCAATGCCCGACGGTTGGGTGAACGTCTGCGAGATGATCGTCGCGTTCACCATCCCGGCTGACTTCAACCCGATTGCCGCCGCCATTGCCGTGATCGACAAGCAGAAGGCAGCGGCGCTCGAGGCGTACCAAAAGCGCGTCGCCGAGCTCAACACGCAATTGGAGCAGTACCTAGCGCTCGAAAACGCGCCGGACTGGAGCGCGGCGTGAGCGCGGCGTACTACTTCCATCATTGGCGCGTCCGAGCCGACATGGTCGAGGCGCTTGAGCTCTACCTCAAAGAGGGCGTGCCGCTCGGCGACTTCCTCGCCGCGATCGTGGCCAACGACTTCGTCGAGGCCACCGGGCGCGCCGACATGGACAACCTGGGCAATTTGCCGGCGTTCGGCGCCTGGCTGTACAACGAGTGCCCGCGCCAGTCCTGGGGGTCGCGTGAAGCATACGAGGCCTGGCTTGAGATGCACGCCAAGCGCCGAGCCGCGGCAGCAACGGCCGCCAGGGACGCGATCGGGCCGGCTAATACCACCGCACCACCGGAGGCCGGAAATGAGCGCTGAGCGGCGCCTGCGCATCCTGGCGGGCATTCTGGTCGCCGTTCTGCTGTGCGGCTGCGGTGGATCGGATGATGGTCGGTACAGGCCAGACAAGACGGTAGACCCCCCGGACTGTTCTGCATCCGGGGCTTGCCGATGATGTGGCGAGGCGAGGCGAGGCCTCGCCGGGCAAGGCGTGGCAAGGCAAGGCAAGGCAGGCAAGGCAAGGCGGGGCGTGGCACGGCAGGGCTAGGCGGGGCGTGGCGTGGCACGGCAGGTCAGGTTACGGGTTTTGAGGGCGGCGGCCCATTCCGCCGAACAGGTTTGTCGGGCGCCTGCGGCGAAGCCCCGGCTTTATCAGGAGTAGACCATGGCTACCAAATCGACGAAACAACCGACAGACCACGAGGAAATTCAAATCCTTGAGGTCGAAAGGGGCGTCATCGACTTTTTCATTCTCGGCACGACCCCGCTGTTGTGCAATCGAATGAGCGAAAAAGTTTGGCACGAACTTCTCGCGCCCAAGGGACGCAAGACGGAGTCCGAAAAGCAGGCAACGATGAAACACGATCCCATTCAAGAGTTTCGGGACTCGCCCTACATCATCGACGCCCCTCAGGCGCCAACGCTGTTGGGCATCATGCCGGTCGCGTTCAAGCGCGCGATGGGCACGGCTGCGCTCGATATGCCGGGCGCGAAAAAGGCGCAAGTTCTTCGGCTGGTGACTGTGCAGTCGGAGATGTTCCCGGTGTTCGGCATCCCGAGGCTGCACATGTCAATCACGCGCAGCGCCGACGTGAAGAAGACGCCTGACGTGCGCACACGTGCCGTGTTGCCCGAGTGGGCCGCGCGAGTGCGCATCACCTACACGAAGCCGATCTTGCGCGCGCAGTCGATCACCAATCTGATTGCGGCTGCGGGGTTTCAGTCGGGCGTCGGCGACTGGCGCCAGGAAAAGGGGTCCGGCTCATTCGGGTGCTTCAAGGTCGTCGGGGAAAACGACCCCGACTGGAATCGCATTGCCGCCACTGGCGGTCGTGCGGCGCAGATCGAAGCGATGGAAAACCCCGTGGCCTACGATACCGAGGCAGAGGAAATGCTGGCGTGGTTTGTCGGGGAGAAGCAGACCCGCGGTTTCAACAAAAAGGGTGCCGTTGAACTCAGGAAGGCAGCATGAACATCATCACTGGCGAAGATCGCGAGATCATCGAGGGGCGCTTGAAGTCGCTCCTCGCAGACGGCGGGGGCCGACTCACGCCCGAGCGCGTTGTCGCGGATGCGCGCGCCGTGGATAGTCCGCTGCACCGGCTGTTCGATTGGAATGACTCGTCTGCGGCGCACAAGCATCGGCTCGACACGGCGCGAGCGGTTATCGGCTCGATTCAACTCATCGTGAAAACCGAGCATGTCGTCTTGCGGGTGCCAGGTTACGTCCGCGATCCAAGTTGCGCCGGGCGCGAGCAAGGCTACGTCGAAACGGCGTCACTCCGCAACGAAGAGGATGCCGCGAGGCAAGTTCTGCTGACCGAGTTTCAGCGCGCTGGCGCGTGCCTCGCGCGGGCACGGGCCTTGGCTGTGGTACTTAACCTTGAGCCGGAAATTGACGCGCTGTGCGCTGGAATTTCGGCACTGCGCGAGCGCATGGCGCAAGCGCCGGCGGCTGTACAGTGAAAGGCCCGGCGAGGCAAGGCAGGCGAGGCTGGGCGAGGCGAGGCATGGCAGGGCCGGGCGGGGCTAGGCAGGCGCGGAACGGCTGGGCGAGGCAGGGCTGGGCTCGGCATGGCAAGGCAGGCGAGGCATGGCTAGGCCAGGCGTGGCAAGGCTAGGCCCGGCGTGGCAAGGCCTGGCCAGGCAGGCAGGGCGTGGCGGGGCCAGGCTAGGCGTGGCAAGGCAGGCATGGCGGGGCGAGGCGGGGCGGGGCGCGGCGTGGCTGGGCATGGCAAGGCGAGGCAGGCAGGGCGAGGCTGGGCGCGGCCAGGCTAGGCGAGGCGAGGCAAAGCAAGGCAGGCAAGGCAGGCACGGCGAGGCAGGGCGTGGCCAGGCAAGGCAGGGCAGGCATGGCTGGCACGGTGTGGCCCAAACTTTTTTGGGTGTGCGATGGCAAACGAAAATGACGCGGCGGGCCGATCATGCCCGCCATGCACGCAAGACTGTCGGCAGGGGCGAGACTGCCCGCTGCGTCAGGCGCGCGGCTCGTGGAACGATATTTCGTGGCAGGCGGCAGAGTTGGTGATCCTTGCGGTCGCCGCCTTTCTGCTCATCTCGTTTTGGGCGGGGTGGATCCAATGAGTCGGCCGATACGAACGAAGTCCGGGCTGTTGATCGGTGGAGCTTATATTCAGCCGCCACCCAAGCAGAGCGTTGACGACGAAACGCTGCAACGAGCACTTCTGGCGCCGCCACGAGTAACCAGTTGGGCGGCGAAGATGCTTGCTGTAGTTCGACGGATGATGCGCAAATGTTGACTCAACACCGGTTGCTCCTTTTGCTGCACTACGATGCCATCACGGGAGCATTCACTAGGCTGCAATGCAGCAACAAACGATTCGTCGGCAAGGTTGTGAACGACTCGCATCACAGCGGCTACATCTTCATTCGTGTCGACGGGAAGCGCTATGCGGCACACCGTCTTGCCTGGCTGTATATGACGGGCGCATTCCCGCGCGCGCAGATCGATCATAGAAACACCATCAAAGCCGACAACCGATGGGACAATTTGCGCGAGGCGACGAATAGGCTGAATGCCGAAAACAAACGAACACCTCGAGTAGACAACGCGGTCGGCCGTCTTGGCGTCTGTTTTCACAAAGCGTCTCAGCGCTTCGTCGCTCAGATACAAGTAGACGGTGTGAAGCGACACCTTGGTCTTTTCGATACCGCTGAAGAGGGGCACGTCGTCTATCTCGCCGCCAAGAAAAACCTACACAGAGGAAATACGCTATGACCAACGATCTCACGACTCAACCTCAATCCGAGGGCGAACTCATTCAGGTGCTGCAATCGAGCCTGTACCCAGGCGCGGCAATTGACAGCATTCGCATGGTGCTTGGCTACTGCAAGGCGGCCGGGCTCGACCCGATGCTCAAGCCAGTTCATATAGTTCCTATGTGGTCGCGCGAGCAGCAAGCGATGGTCGATGTCATCATGCCTGGCGTCGGCCTGTATCGCACGCAGGCGTCGCGCAGCGGCCAGTTCGCAGGCATGACCGAGCCCGAGTTCGGTCCCGATGTGACAGCGGACATCGGCGGCCAGATGATCACTTATCCCGAATGGTGCCGGGTGACTGTGAAGCGCGCGCTATCGAGAGGCGTCATCGCCGAGTTCACGGCGCGCGAGTACTGGCTCGAAAACTACGCGGTGAAAGGCGGCACGGACAAGAGCGTAGCGCCGAATGCGATGTGGAAGAAACGTCCCCGCGGCCAGTTGGCGAAGTGCGCGGCTGCGCAGGCCTTGCGCATCGCTTTTCCGGAGTTGGGCGCGCAGCCGACGGCAGAGGAGATGGAGGGCAAGACGATCGACCCTGCCGAGCCGTTCCCTTTGCTTGCGCCTGAACCACCGAAGGAGTTGCTCGCGGCAGCCCAGGCCGCCGCAAAGCTCGGCGAGAGAACTTATGCCGCCTTCTGGCACGACGCAGGCAAGGACAAGCGCAAACTGTTGGCGGGGCACCATGATGCCCTGAAGCTCGATGCTATTGCTGCCGACAAGGCGCGCACGGTCGAGATGACTGGCAATGCACCGGCAGGCACGCAACCGCCGACTGATGATCCGTGGGTCGCAGAGCTTGAACGGGCAGAGCGAGGAAATGCGCCGGAGCGGCAAGCGTGATCCAAGGCTCGCCGGAATGGAAGCTTGCCAGGGCTGGCAAGGTGACGGCCAGCAGACTCGACGCAGTGATGGCCAAGGGTCGCGGCAACGCGCCCAGCGCGACGCGCGAAGACTACATGGCTGAGTTGATCGCTGAGCGGCTCACCGGCATGCCGTACGAAGATGGCTTCGTCTCATTCGACATGCGCCGCGGAATGGAAGTCGAGCCGGCCGCCGCGCTCGCGTATGAGGTTGCGACTGGCACGGTGCTCGAAACCTGCGGTGTCATCGACCACCCATCGATCCCATGGACCGCCGCAAGCCCCGACAGGCTCGCCGGCGAAGGGCTCGTCGAGACCAAGTGCCCGAAGACGAAAACGCACCTCGCGTACCTTCAGGCGGGCCGCGTGCCGGCAGATTACATCGCGCAGATGACGTGGCAACTCGTGTGTACGAATCGGCCATGGTGTGACTTTGTTTCCTTCGATCCGCGGCTGCCCGACGATCTGCAACTCTTCATCGTCCGCTATGTTCCGACGCCAGAGTACATCGCGACGGTCGAGGATGCCGTGATCACCTTTCTTGCCGAGCTTGATGATCGGCTGGCTCAAATCAACAGGCTGCGTCGCGGCAATGCACAGCCAGAATAAACGCCCAATGGACGCGCTGGAGCGCGAGCATGTCACCGACGTGAAGCGGGTTGCGTGCGCGTGCTGCGACGCGCCTGGGCCGACTGAGGCGCACGAGATCGTCCAGGGGCTGTGGTTCCTGTCGGTGTCGGCGTGTCGCGAGTGCCACCGCGGGGCGCACGGCATTCATGGCGACAAGGTCTACATGACGATCCGCAAGCTCACCGAGTTGGACATGCTCAACATCACTCTGCGCCGCGTGGCACTTCTGCGGAAAACACTTGCATGAACTCGGTCTTGCGATGGATACTTCGCACGCCTGCTGACGGCAGCAGGGTGTTCCAGTACATCAAGGAAAACGCCGGCCGGATGGCGAAGGCCGGCACGCCGCTGCAGGTGACGGTGGCAAAGTACAAGGCGACAAGATCGAATGAGCAAAACAAAAGGTGGTGGGGGGCGATCGTGACTCCCGTTGCCGAACAGGTCGTTGTTGGCGGCGTCCACGTCGAGCCTGAGGTCTGGGCACATTACTTGAAGGAGAAGTGTCTGCCGGACGTCTGCGCGAAGGGGATCGACAAGCATCGAATTATGCCGGACGGGTCGCGCGTGCTGTCGATGGGCTCAAGCGACTTGAACACGCACGAGTTCAGCGAATTTATGGACCGCTGCGAGGCTTTCGTCGTCACGGAGTTCGGTGTTTTCTTGCCGGCTGACGTGCAATGATTGACGCTGTTCGCCTGCGCCAGTTGCTGTCGTACAGCAAGACCACTGGCGAATTCCGGTGGCGTGTCACACGCCACAAACGAGGCGGCATGACGCGGCCTGGAGATTTGGCCGGCTGCGTAGACCCGAACGGCTATATCCGAATCACCATTGATCGCGCGCAATACTCTGCTCACCGCTTAGCAGTGTTGCATGTCACCGGCCATTGGCCGCCTATTGAGATCGATCACCGTGATCGCGATGGCACGAACAATCGATGGCTCAATTTGCGCGATGCAACCCACAGCATTAACGCACAGAACAGGTCCGCCAAACGCGGGAAGGAATTGCCGCTTGGCGTCTATCGACAAGACGGACGGTTTAGGGCGCGCATTTCAGTCAATGGCCGGAACCTTAACCTTGGTTGCTTTGCCTCCCAAGAAAAGGCTCACGCTGCATATATCGCAGCCAAGCGTGAGCTTCATCAGGGCCGCACGATCTAAACCAATAGGAGGGAAACAGTGTCCAGCAACCGCACCGCGGCAGGCGCCGCCAAGCCAACCGTTACGCGCCCCTACATCGTCCGCAACGGGTCCGGGGAAGTCATCCGTATCGTTGTGGCGTCGCACCCGTCGACTGTGTACCGCCACGTCGCAGAGGCGCTGTTCAAGGTTCAGGCCGCGTCGTCAACCGAAGTGATGCTCGCGATGAAGGACGGCATCGTGCCCGAGTTGATCGGACGCGAACAACTCCATTTGCCGGAATGAGCGCTGATGACGCCCCCGGCGGGGTCTACGGCGACGCCTGCAAAGAAGCGATGGAGTCGACGCAAGCCGTTGGCGTGATCCTGATCGTCATCAACGGCTCGAGCGGCACGGGCTTTTCAGTCGCTGGGCCGATCGAGATGATCAACGATGTGCCTGAGATCCTTGAACAGATCGCGGGCGACATAAGAGCTTCCCGCAACACAATCAATTGAGGACACCATGAGCCAATTCGAATTCGATAGCCCGACGCGCGTCACGATCAAGAACGTCAACGTGAGGTCTGAGATGCACGGCAGCGACCACGTGCCGGCGCTGGACATCTCGATGTCGTGCCGCCTCCCGAACGACGTGCTGAGCATGTTCAACGGCAACCTGAAGAGCATGTTCTATCAACGCGCGGGCGGGAAGGCGCAGCCAGAGCTTGAGGGCGTCACACCGATCTCCGACATGCCGTCGCTGCGCTGCCCGCTGCTTGAGCCTGTGCGCCTCAAGTCGGAGTTCGCCGGCTATGCCCTGTCGATCTCGCACGGCATCGGGTCGGCCGGCATTGAACTGGCCGGATGTGAGGTGCGCAAGTTCAAGGTGGACTGCCTCGACGGCGGGACGGTCGAGCTATCGTTCCAAGTGCAGGCCTCTGGTGTGCAACCGTCCGTCATTGGCCTGGTCGGCGCTCTGCTCGGGCAAGAGGTAGAGGTGCTGCTCACGGCGCCGACTGCAGAGCAGCAGGCCGAGTTTGCAAAGGCGCCGGCTCCGGAGAAGAAGCGCAAGGGCAAGGCCCTGACTGCGACGGACATTTTCGCAGGCGCAACGGCCGCCACCGCGCAATGAGCCGGCTCGTTATTGCCGGCGCCGGAAACCTCGGGCGTGAGGTGGCGTCGTGGTGGCTCGCGGAAAATGCTGCGGACTTGCTTAGTACGGTGGCGTTTATCGATGACACACCGGGCATTCGGGGCGAGGTCGACGTTCCGGTCATCGGCGTCATCAGTCGGTCTGCTCTGCGCGATGATGATGCCGTGCTCGTCGCCATCGCTGATTGCATGGCCCGCTCGCGCGTTGCGGCCAGGGTGCTAGAGGCCGGTCGTCGCGCGGCGTATTTTTCACGCGATTCGTCGATCTCGCGTCATGTCCGTTTCGGGTATGGCGCCATCGTGATGCCGGGCGCCAGGATTAGCGTGGCGGCTCGCATCGGCGACGGGGTCGTGATCAACTGCAACTCAACAATCGGCCACGACGTTGTGATTGGCGACTGGGTGACCATCAGCAGTCAGGTCGACATCTGCGGCCGCGTCACGATCGGCAACCGTGTGTTCATCGGCTCTGGCGCGCGCATCATGCCTGGCCTGATGATCGGAGAGGACGCCCACATCGGCGCAGGGTCTGTGGTGCTGAAGGATGTTGCAGCCGGGGAGCATGTGTTCGGCGTGCCGGCGAGGAAAATCACATGAATCAGTGGCAGCCGATCGCGCACGTCTCGGAGCTACGCAATCACGGCGACTATGTCTGCCTGCCGTGGGGTGGTGATCACGAGGTTGCGGTGACGAACTTCCACGGCGCAATCGTCGCATGGAACAACCGCTGCCCGCACCGCGGCGCTCGCATCTACACCGACATGTTCGGCAATGCCGAGCCCAAGTGCGCCTACCACGCGCGAGTCGCAAAAGTCGATCAGGTGAAGAGATGCGCAAGCACCATCTTCAATGACTGGGTCTGGGTGTCTCATCAAGATGTGTGGTCCGACGCGCCGCGGATGTTGTTCGACGCTGGACGGTTCCCGTCGCTGAGCCTCTATCGGTCGGTGACGTTCATTCAGCAGGCGCATTGGACGGTGAGCGTCGAGAACGCGCTCGACTTCGAGCACGTCGGCGCGGTGCACGAAAGCTCACTGCACACACTGGGCCTGAATTCTATGGTCCTAAACCTTTTCCCCAATGGCGGCTCGATGGAGCGCTTCAAGTCGAATGAGTCTCGCCGCTTGGCCGGGCTCGGCGCGATGTTCGCGCACGACCTGCCCGACTGGGACTACGCGCATGTGCACTACTTCCCGTACACGTGCATGAGCAGCACCAAGGGTTTGACGGTGAGCCTGCAGCAATATTTCCCGCGCGCCGACGGCACGACAACGTTTGTGCATCGGATGTACCAAGCGCAGACCAAGCAGGACGTGCGATCGTTCTTTGCGTCGGCCTGGGCCATGAACCTGAAGATCTTCGACGAAGACCGGAAGGTCGTCGAGCTCGTCAGGCCTTGGCACAACGGCCCGCTTGAAGAGCACGAGGCCCGCATCAAGCACTTTCGCGAGCACCTTGCGTGACCGTCATTGGATTCGCCAGGGAGGTGCGCTGGCGCAAGAACACGATTCCGGCCGGTGCGGTGGTTGAGGCCGCGCATTCTCTGGCCGCCGAGTTCCGATCCGACTTCCCAGGTGTCGTGCTTGATCTTACGCCGCGTCCTGTGTTCACGATCTACGGCATCCACAGGCCGATCCGTTATGCGCTCTTTTGGGTTGATCGCTGCCCAGACTGCGTCGACAAGAAGTTCACGGCATGCCACACATGCAACGACACAAGGAGAGTGATTTGGACGTGATCAAGTTGATGATCCCAGACATGCCGAGCACGAATGAATTGATCCCCTACCTGCGGCGGATCGATCAGACGAGGCAGTACAGCAACAACGGACCTTTGGTACGACAACTCGAAGCAGAGTTGTCGGAGCGCCTCGACGGCGCCGGTGTGCTGGCCGTTTCCAACGGGACCGTGGCCATCGAGTTGATCCTGCGAGCGCTTGACATGCCGCGTGCGCGGGTCGTTGTCCCGTCTGTGACGTTTGTGGCCACAGGTCAAGCGGTATGGAATGCCGGCATGAGGGCGATACTGACCGACGTTGATCGCGAGTCGTGGCAGATGGATCGCTGGCCGACAGTCGATTGCGACATCTGCTTGCCCGTTGCTGCATTCGGGGTGCCGGTTCCAACCTCATCATTCGCCGCCGCCGCAACCGAGTCGCAGCCGGTCGTGATAGATGCCGCCGGCGCGCTGACATGCCAAGAGATCCCCAACAGCGAGCACGTGCACCTTGCCTACTCTCTGCACGCGACGAAGTTCGTCGGCTGCGGCGAGGGCGGCCTGGTCGTGAGCCGCAACGCAGACTTGCTCTCACGGGTCGAAGAGCTCCGCGCTTTCGGTCGCCACGGTACGAACGCGAAGATGAGCGAGTACCACGCGGCTGTTGCGCTGGCAGCGCTCGGCAGGATCGTCGGGAAGCGCCACCTGACCGTGGCGCTCGCGACAGAATACCTGCGCATCTTGCCGGCCGAGGTTGAGGTTCAGACCGGCGTCATGGGTGATCGGACGATGTTCAATGTGCTGCTTCCTCCTCACCAAAGCGCCGCACACGTGATCGATGCGATGGGGCTGCGCGGGGTCGAATGCAGGCAGTGGTACGCACCCTTTCTGCATGAGCGCGTCGAGTTTGCCGGCGCGGCTGCTGGCCGCGACTTCACGGTGTCAGAGATGATCGCGGCCAGAATGATCAGCCTTCCGTTTCACACCCGCATGACGCTATCCGACGTGAACAGGGTGTGCATAGCTTTGTTCGAGGTGCTCGGTGGCAAGTGACAAGCTCCCGGCTGTTGTCGAGCCGGTCATCACGCAGATTGCGAACGTCAAGCTCGAGGACTGGGAGCGCGTCTGCTACCGGCGCGAGTACGAGCCCGCAGGGCAGGCCATGCTGACAAGCTTGCGCCGGCTGAAGGTCGGTGCCGAGTTCATTGGCTACGCTCCGAACACCGACATCAAGCCGATCCTCTACACGCGCTTCTGCGCGGCAGTCACTGCACTGCTGCTGGATCCCGGCTTTCAGATCAGCCAGGACGGGTTCGACCATTTGGCATCCGAGCACGCGATCATGGACTTGCTGTGGCGCGCAAGCGCGTTTCGCAACAGCGACTTCATGCTGGCTCAAGTGTCAAGCCAGACCGACCCAGAGAATCCGGCCTCGATCACGATCCTCGACGGCCCAGGCCTGGCCAAGTTCCTGCTGACCTACTCGCTTCGTAGCGGCTTCATGCTCAATTTCGAGCAGACATTCCGAAAGTCGCCGCAATCAACATTTTCGCTCTGGGCCGGAATGATCAGTCCGCTGCTGACTGTTGCCAAGCAGGCGCATGAGCGTCGCGAGTTGCTGCTCGGGATGCACGAGATCTTCGCCGACGTGACGCTAACAGACGCCATTCTGCCGACGCTGAGCGATGCCTACATGTACACGAGCTACGGCTCGAGGCGCGACAAGCACGCCGCGAAGCGCACGGTGCACCTTCTGATGGCGTCCATGCTCGCAAAGCGTGGCGTCGTCATCCCGCCGTTGTCAGCCGAGGTGTTGCGCGTCGTTGAGCGACCGACGATCGTGCTCTGCCTTGAGTGGTGGACATCGTTGCATGCGATGTACCGGTGCTACGCGCCGATCGTCCAACAACTGCGATCGAAGTTCAGGCTCGTGGCGTTTTCGCAGGCGGCCGCAATCGACGAGGTCGGGAAGCAGTCCTTCGACGAGTGGCACGAGGTTCCGGCCGACAAGCTCGTCTTCGGCGACCTGATGAACCGCATCGCCGCGATCAAGCCAGACATCATCTACTACCCGTCGCTCGGAATGGCGATGTGGTGGGTGATGATGGCTTCGATCCGCCTGGCGCCGATTCAGATGATGACTCTCGGGCACCCGGCCAGCAGCCACTCGCCCGTGATGGACTACCTCTTGTGCGACGAGGGCGCCATCGGCGACCACTCGCTCGTCACAGAGAAGGTGGTCGAGTACCCGAACGGCTCGGCACGCTTCATCGCGCGCCCGGATGCGCAGTGGCCACAGCCGCTGGTCGATGATGCTCCGAACACGGTGCACATTGCCATCCCTGCGATGCTCTGCAAGATCTCTGCGCCTTTTGTAGAGACGCTGCAGCGGATTGCGTCCGCGGCAAAAACGCCAGTGGTCTTTCACTTCTTCGTCAATATGCTCGGCGTGAATCTGTACGTCGCGGCAAGGGAGCTTCGCGAGTACCTGCCGACGGCGCTCATCTATCAACGAGACGCCTACAGCAGTTACCTAGCGAACCTGGCGAAGTGCCACGCGCACTTTTCACCGTGGCCGTTCGGCGGCACCAACAGCAACATCGATTCAATGCAACTTGGCCTGCCGATCTTGACGCTACTTGGCGACGAGCCACACGAGCGATTCGACGCCTTGATGGTGCGGCGTGCGCAGTTGCCCGAGTGGCTTGTCACCCATAGCGTGGATGAGTATGTGGCCGCAGGCGTGCGTCTGATAGACAATCACGCCGAGCGCAACCAGATACGCGACCACTTGCGCTCCTTCGATCTCGTCGGTGAGTTTTTCGGCGAACACCCGGAGCATCGAACAGCATTCGTCGATACGGTGTGGCGCGTGTACCTTGAGCACCCCAGGGCAGAGAATGAAATTTGAAATTCAGATGCTTCAGCAGAAGATGCTGAACTGGCCGGTGGAGAGGCCGCCGATAGCGGGCCGCGACTTGGCGCCGGAACGCAAGGCGATCAGGCTGGCCACCGATCACATGATCCACGATGCGCTACTGCGCAACGACTTGCCGGCCACCGTCGAGGCGGTGTGCAAGGTGATGATCGAGGCGGCCGATGTCTGCATCCAATGCGGCGATCCAGAAGTCGACGACTTCGTCACCGCATCACGTGAGTTGACGGTGTTTGCGCGCGACGTTGTTGACCGCGGCCTGCGCATGAAAGATATGGCCGACGTGAAGGCTGGCGTCGTCATGCTGGAGATCGTGTTGCGCGGTTTCGGGGTGCTTATCTCGATGCCGTACCTTGAGTGCTACACCGCAGCGCTCAACAATGAACCGATCGAGCCAATTCTTCGGGCAGCGGGCGTGATGAGGAGTGACGATGCCAACGAACCAAAAACTGCTTGAGTCGCTTGCCGAGATCTTGGAGCGGCCGACGCTGTCGCCCGACACAATCTTGGAATCCTGCGACAAGTGGGACTCCGTCGCGGTGGTAATGACGGTCGCTGCGCTCGATGACCTATGCGGCGTGCGCGTCTCTGGCGAGCGGCTGACCGAGTGCATCACCGTCGCCGACATCCTTGCGATCGCTGAGCCGCAATGATCACGCCAAGCGGGAACTGGAAAGGGGCGGCCGGCGGGCGCATTGCGGGCGTCGTCGCTTCCGTCCCGTCAACCGTCTGGACGAATGCCGACCTTCCGCCTGGTGCTGACGAGGCAGCGCGCGTCACCGGTGTGCGCGAGCGCCGGCGCGTCGTGCAGGGGCAATCCGCAGAATCACTGTGCATCGACGCTGCGCAACGGCTGCTCACCAGTCTGCGCTGGGCCCCAGAGTCGATCGATCAGATGATTCTGATCACCGAGACACCGTCGCAGCGTATCCCCGCGCCAGCCTATAACGTCCATCGCGAGCTCGGCCTGGCTCGGCATTGCACGCTGATGGAGATCAACTACTCGTGCGTGGGCTACGTGGTCGGCCTGTGGAATGCGATGCAGATGCTCGAGGGGCGGACCAGGGGGAGGTCGCTACTCCTCGTTGGGGACACCTTCAGCAAAGCGCTGGACCCGCAGGATCGCGCGACTGGCCCGCTCTTTGGCGACGCCGGATCCGCAACCGCGATCGAGGTGTCGCTCTGCAGCCAGGTGTTCGTGCTTGGCATCAGCGGGACGAACAATCACAAGTTGTCGCAGGCCAATGGCGAGTTCTTGAAGATGGACGGCGCGGCCGTCTTCAACTTCACCCTCGACGAGGTTCCTCCGCTTGTCGCAGAGACGCTGCAGATCGGCCGCCCGGACTACATCCTGTTTCACCAAGCCAACCGCTTCATGCTCGACCACCTGATCACCAAATGCAAACTGCGCGACCAGCCTGGCGGGTACGCTGCGGAGCAGATCCCGATCAACGTCGAGAAGTGGGGCAACACCTCCTGCGCATCGATCCCCCTGCTGCTGGCCGACAAGATCGGAGCGCGCGCTGCTGACAAGCGCGTTGCTGCCTTCGGCTTTGGCGCAGGATGGGCCTGGGGCGGCGCGATGCTCAACCTTGAAGGGATGCAGGTCTGCGAGCTCATCGAAAGCTTGCCGCCGCAATCAGCATCACTCGTTAACGGGGCGCTATGACGAACAAGGATTTGCTGGGGCGGCGCTACGCTGTCACCGGCGCAAGCTCTGGGCTCGGCTTGCATGTGGCCAAGGCGCTGTCGGAGCGTGGCGCTTCGCTCGTCGTCTTTGGGCGATCTGCCGAGCGGCTGGCCGCCGCTGAATTCACCGACGCCTTGATGGTGACAATGCCAGACCAGTCCACACCAAGTCAGTGGCGCGCAGCGCTCATCACGTCCACGGCATCGGGGCGGATCGACGGGCTCATCCATTGCGCGGGCGGGGTCGTAATAGCGCCGATGCGCCTGACGCCAGATCGGCTGTACGAGGAGGCGATGGCGACCGTCGATATCGCCCTGGGCGTGATGGGCGCGGCAGCCAGCGCCGGCGTGCTTGCCGACGGTGGCAGCGTCGTTCTGATGTCCAGTGTCGCCGCACATCGCGGCGCGCCGGCCATGTCTGCCTATGCCGGCGGGAAGATGGCTGTTGAGGCCATAGCGCGCGTCGCAGCCATTGAGCTAGCCCCACGCCGCATCCGCGTGAATTGCGTCGCTGCAGGCGCTTTTGAGAGCCCCATGCACGATCGGGTGACCGGGCCTATGACCCAAGCCATGCGCGACGAATATGCCTCGAGCCATCCGCTTGGCGTCGGCAAGATCGAAGACGTGGCCGCCGCCGTCCTGTTCCTGCTTTCTGACCAGGCGCGGTGGATCACCGGCACGACGATGGTTGTAGACGGCGGCTACCTGGCGCGCTGATGGTCATCTCGCTCTCGCCATCTGACATGCTGTTGGCAGCCATGGCTGGCTGTATGCGCAACATCGAGAACCTGTCAGCGGGGCGAAAGGACGCCTACTCGGCCGCAGGAAAGAGCGGGCTGGGCGACTTTCAGATGCACATCCTGGGTTGCATGGGGGAACTGGTCGTTTCGCGCTTCCTTGGCCTGCCATGGCACGGCAAAGGGGTTTTCCGCGGCCCCGACGTTGGCAGCAACATCGGTGTTCGCACGACCGAGCGCGACGGCGACAGCGTGCTTCTTGCGCTGCACGATGCCGACCCTGATGAGTTCCTGTTCTACTGCGTGCGACGCTTCAAGCGGTCCAATCGGTTCGAGGTGTTCGAGCCAATTCTTGGGGCGGCCGGCAAGCGGGCGGAGTTCTGGCGCTCAGACATGCCAGTCCCGGCGTATTTCGTTCCGGTGCGACCGATCACGCAATGACAACCGGCCCGAACAAGCACGAGCGCGAGCGCCTTGAAGCGGCAGGCTATCTAAAGCCAGAGGCCCGCGACGGGTGCTGCAAGTGCGCGCACAGCAAGATCATCACCTACGAAAGCATCTACCACATGCGCTGCCAGTTGCTGCGTGCGCCGGTGCGCAAGGTCGGCATCTGCATGAGCTTTGAGCGGGCCAGGCCCGCGGCTGAGCCCGACCCCTGCTAACCTGTGCCTCGTGGCCGCCGCCTACTGCAGCAGCGCTCCGACTTGCTGCGCCGTGTACCCGGCGTCCTTGATGATGTAGAACCGGCCATAGAACATCTCGCGCTCGGGCCGCGAGTTGTCACCGTAACCCCCGCCCCACGAGTAGTTGTAGAAGGCCATTTTGACGTAGTCGCCGCCATCGGACGGCGTGTTTGCGCCGTTGGCATTCACCGTCTGCGTTCCATTGACCCATGCTCTGATGTACCCGTCCGAGCCGGTCGACAGGCGGAACTGCACCATCATCTTGACCCACTGATCCGGCAGCGGCGTCGGTGTCAGCGCGAAGGCCGCATAGTTCGTGTTCCGGTTGATCTCAAGCACGCCCTTGTCCATCCCTACACCGAAGTTGCCTGAGATCCCTCCGGCGCCGGTGTGGATGTTCATCAGCGTCGAGTAGTCGTTGGCGAAGTAGGTGTTCGATGGGAGGTACATCTCCCACGCTACCCAGTAGTCAACCCCCTTGGACAGGTTCTGGCCTGGCGGCATGACATCAACACGGTGCACATTGCCGGCGGTGTACGGGTCGCTGGACTTCATCGCGTGGCGAAACACCTTCCTGCCCGAGCCCTTGGGGTCGCTCACCTTGCCGAATCGCATCGCCGATCCAAGCACGGCGCCGTTTCCTGGGCAGGTGAATCCGGTCGCCTCATCGAGCGACGACAGCGACGGGTAGGTTTCGCAGGCCTGCAGGTTGCCGCCCATCTGCGCAAAGGCAATCGACGGATCCACGCTACCTTGCACTGCGACTGTCCCGCTCGGCGGCGGCGGCGCGGTGGCGCACAACGGCGCCGACAGACTGACAACCCCGTTTGTACACGTCGCCGTGGCCGTGCCAGTAGTCGGTGCTGTGGTGTCTGCTAGCGCCGATGTCGTCCCACTGGCGCCGCCGGCATAGGGGGCGGTGCACGATGCCGCGCCTTGCGTCCACGTGAGCGCCTGGGCAGCGCACGCTGCTGGGGTGGGGGG